GAACAACGTGATCATCAAGAAGTCATTCAGCGATGGCATCGAGTTCTTGCGAGGCGAGACTCTCAAAGAGACGGACCTCGACAAGATGGTCGTGAGTTACAGCACGGACATCACAACGGACTACCGAAACGAATATGCGCCGTTTGATCAGCTGAGCAAGCTGACTCAAGCACCAGGCCTGCACTGGGTTGCTCACCACCTCAATGGTGGCTACCGCAACGAAGAGAACTGTATTCCAGGTTTCAACCTGGTGGTGATCGACGTCGATGGTGGAGTCAATCTCAGCACGGTCAAGCTGCTGATGAAGAACTACAAGTTCCTCGTCTACACGACCAAGCGCCATACCGAAGACGAGAACCGTTTCCGCATCATCTTCCCGATCAACTACGAGTTGACGCTCGATGCCAAGGACTACAAAGAGTTCATGAGCAACATCTACGAATGGCTCCCATTCGAATGTGATACGGCTACCGGCCAGCGTGCTCGCAAGTGGATGTCTCACGACGGCCACTTCGAATACAACGACGGTGACGTGCTCGATGCCCTGCCCTTCATTCCGAAAACCAGTAAGAACGAAGAGCGCAAGGAGCTCCTGAACTCTCAGCACTCCATGGACAACCTCGAGCGTTGGGTCATGAATAACACAGGTGACGGCAACCGCAACAACATGATGCTGCGTTTCGCCATGATCCTGGTTGATGGTGGTTTCGAATTCGAACCTATCCGTCAGCGCGTCATGAGCCTGAACGAGAAGATTCCCGATAAGTTGGACGAAGCCGAGATCATGAGCACCATCATGATTACCGTAGCCAAGGCCATTGCAAAACGATGAGCGACGGGCATTCAGACTTTCTGGATGCCTATCGCTATACCTATAAGGAGCCAAAAATGGGCTGCGATATTCACTGGTACTCAGAGACCAAAAAAGACGGCAAGTGGGTCTGCGATCAAGCAGCAAGCTTCAGTGTCGAAGACGAAGATGATCATGTCTACAAGGACATGGACAACTTCCCCGGACGTGATCGTGACTACTGGTGGTTTGGATTCATCCAACCCGGTGTCCGCACCGAGTGGGACTTCGGCTTTGATGCGACGTCACTACCTGACGACCTGTCTTCAGAAGTACAGCAACTGAATGATCAATGGGATGTCGATGGCCACAGCCATGGGCACCTGACTCGAGGCGATTTCAAAGCCAAGCTCACAGCAATGGCCGAGATGCGCACCGAGCAGTTGATCAATCCAACGCAAGAGCGTGACCAGATTAATCACTTTGTTGATTGCCTGGAAGGCGTTCTCAAACACCTGACCTCAGACGTGCCTGATGAAGATCAGCGCGTTGTGTTCTGGTTTGACAACTGATCGTGGAAGGCGCCTCCGGGCGCTTCTGCGAACAACCAAGGAAAGTTCATGTCTGAAACCAACGACCATCTAGTATTGCTGTGTGGCAAATCAGCCACCGGCAAGTCGGCATCACTGATGAATTTAGCTAACCCCGAAGGTGTGCTTTATCTCAACTGTGAGGCCGGCAAACGTCTGCCATTCAAAGCCAAGTTCATTCAGAAGACCGTTACCGATCCTCTGCAGATCAACGAAGCATTTGACTGGGCAGAAACCAACCCCAATATTCACACCATTGTGGTTGACAGCCTCACCTACTTGCTGGATATGTACGAAAGCATTTACGTGCTCAACTCGGCCAACACCATGCAGGCGTGGGGTCAGTTTGCTCAGTATTACAAAACACTGATGCAGCAATATGTCGCACGTTCTACCAAGCGCGTGATCTTCATTGCCCATACATCCGACACCCTCAATGAGGGCGAGATGATTATGGAGACGAAGGTCCCCGTCAAAGGCAGCTTGAAGAACAACGGCATTGAGAGTTACTTCACCGTCGTCATCGCGTCGAAGAAGGTACCTCTCAAAACCCTCAAGGACTACGGCTCAGATCTTCTGACCGTGACCCCTGAGGAGGAAGCGCTTGGATTCAAGTACGTCTTCCAAACCAAGATCACAAAGGACACTGTCAACGAGCGTCTGCGTGGTCCGCTGGGGTTGTTCGAGACCAAGGAAACTTACATCGACAACAACATGCAACTGGTCTTAGACCGACTCCACGAGTACTACGCTTAACCGCGCGGTAGTCAATCACAAACCAAACCATAGAAAGAAATTCCATCATGAACATGCTCGCAAATCTGACGACCGACTCCTCCATTGCCGACGAAAAAGACTCCGTAGGCGGCGGTGGTGTACTCGAGTCGGGCATTTACGGCTGCAAAATCGCCATGGCCTACTTGAGCAAAGCAGGCTCCGGCGCATTGGGCCTCGTGTTGACCTTGAAGACCGATGCAGGTCGTGACCTCAAACAGACTCTCTGGATGACGTCGGGTACTGCAAAGGGCGGCAAGAACTACTACGAGAAAGACGGTGAGAAGCACTATCTCCCAGGCTTTTTGCACGCCAACAGCCTCGCGTTGTTGACCGTGGGCAAAGAAATCTCTCAACTGGAAACCGAGACCAAAGTGGTCAACGTGTACAGCGCTGAAGCCAAGGCCGAAGTGCCCACGAAAGTGGAAGTGCTGATGGACTTGCTGAACCAAGAGATCATCGCTGGTGTGATCAAACAAACCGTCGACAAGACCAAGAAGAACGAAGCTGGTGCATACGAAGCCACGGGTGAAACTCGTGACGAGAATGACATCGACAAGCTCTTCCGTGCAAAAGATCGCATGACCACCGCTGAAATCCGTGCGCAAGCCGAGACAGCGACGTTCATCGACACCTGGAGCAACAAGTGGACAGGCCAGACGAAAAACAAAGCCAAAGGTGCTTCCGGCACTGCTGGTGCTCCACAAGCCGCAGCAGGTGCTCCCGCTGCAGCCAAGAAGCCTACGACTAGCTTGTTCGCTTAATAGCGAGCTCCGGTGAGTCCAAAGGGATGGTTTAATACCCATCCCTATTTTTTCGTCCACCAAGGAGCACTATGAAAATCGAAGGTTCAACACCTGTCAAGCTCGAAGTGACTTTGGAAAATGTGACACACATCCTCAATGCCTTGGGTACCCAACCCTATGACAAAGTGGCCGGTGTGATTGCATCCATCCAAAGCCAGACAGCTCAGCAGATCAGGGCTTTAACTGAAACCGAACCGTCAAATCCTGATGGGGAGCAAAAGCCATGATCGAACAGCAAGAGAAACTGCCTCAAAAACTCACCGTTGCCGACATTTATTGCAAGATCAAGATGTCTGAGTACACGCTGCTAGGTGATGGTCGTACCACTGTTTGTCAACTCACTCTTGAGAATGGCTTCACAGTGATCGGTACCAGCGCTTGCGTGAGCAAAGAGCAGTACAACCAAGCCTTGGGCGAGAAATTCGCCTACGAAAAGGCATTTGAAGAGATTTGGCAACTGGAGGGCTACCTCCTGCGTCAACGTCGTTTTGAAGCTGGATTGGAGTGACCATGAAGCAATACCTCGGGGTCAAACTGATCCACGCAAAACCCATGACTCGTCTGGAGTACAACAGCTTTCGCGGCTGGGATGTCCCCACGGACGAGAACCCAGACGACCCAGGCTACCTGGTGGAGTACCAAGATGGTGGCCAAGCCAACACCAAGGACTACGCCGGCTACGTGAGCTGGTCACCGAAAGCCGTCTTCGAGCGCGCGTATCACCCAACCGATGGCTTGACCTTCGGCTTGGCGATCGAAGCCATGAAGATGGGCTACAAGGTGACCCGTGAGGGTTGGAACGGCAAGGGCATGTTCCTGTACTACGTCGGGGCAGATTACTACCCCGTCAAGACAGAAGCTGCCAAGAGCTTCTATGGCTTGAACAGCATGGTTCCGTACCGTGCCTACATCGCCATGAAGACCGTGACCAACGAAGTGGTGCCATGGGTTGCCAGTCAATCCGACATCCTCGAATCTGACTGGATCATCCTATGAGCGACGCTGTAGAAACCAAACCCGAAGCTGTCGAACAGGCTGAGACCGTGCAAGTCACGGACCTCGATCAGTTCGTCAACCTCTTGATCCGCTGGCATGACACCAAGGTGCGTTTGCTCAAGCACATGCAAGAAATCCCGGCAGACGCCGTTGTCGAAATCGATGGCGTGGACCATGCGTTCACACCAGAGATGCGACAAGGTTTCAACCTGGGCATCACCATTGCATTGAGTGAGCTCGGCAACTTACCCTTCGCTGCTGAAGTAGACGAAGAACCTGCAGCTGCCAATGACGAGCAAAGTCATTAAGGTTGTAGGTCAAGACCCCAGTCTTCGCAACTGGGGCCTGGCAGTTGGCACCCTGGATCTGGAAACCAAAAAACTCACGGTCGATTATGTTGATCTCACGAATCCTGTATTGCCCACCGGCAAGCAAGTCCGTCAGAATAGCACCGACCTTGAGTCAGCACTCCAGCTCTATAAAGGAGCCGCTGACGCCGCAATAGGCGCCCATGCAGTATTCGTAGAAGTCCCGGTCGGCAGTCAATCTGCTCGAGCGATGGCTTCCTACGGCATCTGCGTGGGAGTCCTTGGGGCATTGAGAGCGAACGGTATCCCCTTCTTCGAAGTGACCCCAACAGAGGTCAAACTTGCAACCGTAGGCACCAAGACAGCCACCAAGCAAGAGATGATCAACTGGGCAATGGCAGCACATCCTGAAGCTAATTGGCCCACGTACAAGCAAAAAGGTGAGACCATGGTGAGTGAGGCGAAAGCCGAACACATGGCCGACGCCATTGCTTCGATCTATGCAGGCATGACCTGCAATGCGTTTCAACAGATGCTGCCTTTCATCAAGGCAGCGAATTAAGGGAATACCAAATGCAAATCCAATTCAAGCAAAGCGAAATCATTGCTGCACTGAAACAGTACATCGTGACTCAAGGCATCAACCTGCAAGGCAAGAGCGTGGAAATCGCGTTCTCAGCTACGCGCGGTGCTGCCGGTATCGTTGCTGATGTCACTATCGATGATGCCCAGATCCCTGGCTTCAGCGATGCAGCTGCAGATGATGCTAAGCCCGCCTTGACTGTGGTTCCCACCGCAGAAACCAAAGCAGCCGAAGAAGTCAAGCCAAAAGCTCTGGCTCCTGAAACTGCTGAAGGTCCCGCAGCACCGACCACGAGCCTTTTTAATTAAGGCTGTGTGTGCAGTGGCTTAAAAGTATCGGCTACATCGTAGCCGCAATGCTGGCCATTGCAGTAGTCATCCTTGCAGGAACCTTCATCTCCGCAGTGCTTGCTGCCATCGGTGCTTTCATCGTTGGCGCCTTTGCTGTCGGATTCGTAGCGCTCCTGATCAAGGAACTCTGCGAAGGCGGATTGCGCAAATAGCGCATCTAAGATCAACCCGAGATCTAGAATAGTGGGGCTCTAAGCCACTAGATTGACACCCCGGAAAGACGGGGACCATCACGTATGGGGACTGGCAACGGGTTAGCGCCGTTGTTCATTGCTTTTAGCCATGAGACTCCTTCCCTACACTGCTTTATGTGAGCAGTCCCCACCCGTGATGGTGAACGCAGTAGCGTAGGTTGAAAGCCCATAACAGGCCGTAGAGCTAGTAGCCATCAACCCATTACTCGAGCGACGGCCAAAGCCTGAACTCCATGTCCGGCCATGATACGGGGACCGGCACAAGCTGGATTGTTTGTAATTGCGACACGAGAACGCCTGGAGATCAGAAGTCCAGCAGAACGGCGTGACGCCTCGGAGAGACGAGGATTTTTTGTGAACTTGTCTTGGGCTGCTGCAGCGGCAGTGCTAGACGTTGACAAGACTCCCTTCGAAAGGAGCCCGGTCAACGAGACAAACCTCACGACGGTGCATCAAGACGAGTTCACAAAGAATCGAAACACGAAGACAAACAAGTTCAAGGGTTGCTCATTCTAGATGTCGAGCGAACCTGAGGCTAACGCATCCGAGGGCGTGACATCCTGGAGAGACAGGAACCAAATTCAAGAGCAGCGGTAATATACGGACTACCAGCATGAGCTACCAGGTACCGCGGTAAATCCTGGGGCAGGCAATAGTGCACACAAGCCTCGTATGACACATCGGAGAGACGGTGCTTATGAATGGGGGTTACGCTTTTATATCGTGGCGATAGTAGCTGTAGGGTAACTTCTTACCTGTAGCCCCCACCCATAAGTTATTTAACGACTGCCAGCCCAGCCTGGACTGTCAAGAGCTCATCCAATACCCCTGGCAGCTGCAACGCACCCCCACGGAAAGGCATGTTGCCGGCGTGATGTACCAGTGAGGAATCCAGAACGATGGGTCCCAAATCCACAAATCTGTTCAGCAGAATCATGCTCAACGCCCGAGCAGGGCGTTCCCTCATCGTCTCGAACAAGACACGCTGCACACGGTAGAAGTACTTCATGAAGGGCGTGAAGCCCATGTCATCTAGGTACTGCAAGTTGCGCTGCATTGGCACGTCGTAGTGCACGAATGCGTTCAAGGTCTTTAGGATCGCCTTGTCATGGCTCATCGGTTCCTTGCCTGTGGTCAGGTGCTCGTACATCGCATAGCGAGCCACGAAGTCTGAGTACTGAGTAGCACGGCTGAGCACCTTGTAGAGCGGCGTGTCGTGGGTCATGTAGACCACCTTGCTTGCCTTGCGCACACTCTCAGGCAACTTGTTGGTCCACTTCTCCAGCTTCTCGCTGAGCTCGCTCTTGTAGCTGTAGGGATCTTCCTGCAGGTCCACGTCTTCCACGATCGTGGGCATCAAGCCAGCTTCGACCAACTTGGTCACTGGGTTGCGCGCGATCTCGTTCTGCAAGCGAACCACCTCTTGCTCGAGCACTGAGCGGTTGCCGGCATAGCCAGAGTCCAGCTTCATCTGGATTTCCATCAAGCGCTTGCTGTGCTCTTCGTAGGCCATGATGCCGCGCAGTGCCGTCCACTGACGCTTCCAGCCATCATCCACACCGAGCAACCAAAGCAACGACACGTTGCTGTGAATGTTGCCCAAGAGCGTGATCAAGTTCTTGACCACGATGATATCTTTGACTTCCTTGTAGATCTCCTGCCAGCCACGCTCACCCTTGACGACAGCAGCACCCATGCGTTTGGCCCAATCGTCGGCTTCCTCTTGAGACTTGCCGCGGTACAGAGCCAGCGAGTTGAAGAGGTTGCGAGCCATGAGCTCCACACCTTCCAAGTCCTTGCGCTCCTTGTTCAGGAAGTCACCGGCCGAGAGTTTGCGGTAGCCGAAGATCACGTCCACAGAATCCTTGCGAACCATGATTGAGTCACGGCCCCAGATCTTGCGAATGTCCATGCGCGTCTGCTCAGGCAACAGGTCCCAGAGCTCGCGGTTCTCGGGATCGCTCGAGAGCGGACCGATCTCCACGTAAGACCAAGGCGTCACCGACTTCTCTACCGTGTACTGGGTCAAGAGCGCCGTGATCGCTTGCTCGTTCAGCTCACGGCCCTTGTGCTTGTCGATGATCGAACCAGCCAAGGTGCCCATGACCTTGTCGAAGCGGTTCTCGCGCTTCAAGATTCGATCCTTGGTTTTGCCACCCATCATGTGGGCCCAGTTCACGACGTGTCCGTTGTCGTTATAGACCGGAGCCACGTTCACTTGCTTGTTGGCCGTCGGATCGAAGTTCGTATTCGAAGCCATGGCAGCCAACTCACCTTGCTTGGCAATCATCACCGAGTTCTGCAGCGAAGCGTTCCACGTGCCTTGGTAGGTGTTCGTGTTCATGAACCCGTTGTGGATCATCGTGCCCTTGGCTTTCATACCCGTCAACGACATCACACCCGACACACGACGGGTCAGACCACCGTCACGGCGGATGTAGATGTGCTGCTTCATGCCGTAGACACCGGCCGCATCAGGGACGTTCTTGTCTGACGTCACCAGGTCACCCTTCTCGTAGCCCTGGGCTACCAGGCGAGCACCCTCTTGCTCATTGGCTACCTGAATCGTCACGTAAGCATCGTAGATCTCAGGCGTGTAGCCATGGGTCATCTGCACACGGTTGCCATTAAAGAGGCGATCTAGCGATTCCTGCTCCATGTCCTTGTGCAACTTCAGCATCAGGTCGACCCCGTTGCCATCGGTGCGCAGGTTCTCTTGCTCCATGATGGACGACACCGCTTGGCGATCCTTCACGGTGCTGTACTTGATCGCGTACAACGAAACCAACGAAGCAATCTTGCTCTCTTCTGCAGCGGCTTGGGCTTCGGTGATCTGGCCAGCGTATTGGGTGTCCAACATGCGAGCAATCACGTAGGCATTACGCATCAGGAACGGCACGGTGTTCAGGTCCGTGGCTTTGAAGTAGCCAAGGCCTTTGGCCATGTTGATGTGCATCTGCTTCAAGCCCGTCGTCAACGACGCTTCTACCGCGGCAATTTCTTGGTCCAACGCGGTGTTGCTGCTGACCATCTGCGCAATCTGAGCCAACGAGTACTGACCCATCAAGTTGTGGGCACCGCTTCGCAGCAGCACCGAAGTCAATGCAACCTTGTCTTCCTTACCCAACGACTTGCCGCCATTTTTGAACTCTTTCAGCAACACGCTGGCCGTTTGCGCGATGGCATTCTGGCGAAGGTTCTCGCTGTGCTTCGTCATCAGGAGCAAGGCCTGAACCAACTCTGCAGGGCCCTTCATCTCACGCATCAAGCCAGCCCACACACCATCACGCTCATCGGTGGCATGATCACGCAGGCTTCGCAGTGCCGTCATCACGGCAGCAGCACGACCCGAAGCCGCCACCTTGCCGATCGCAGCACCCCACTTCACGATACCGGAGGAGGAGTTGCGAACGATCGGGCTGTTGGCAAAGTCGATGACCTTCTGCTTGGAGGCGTCGACCAGATCCTTGGTCATGTCTTCGACCACGGCGCCGTACTTCTGGAACGCGGTCTCACCGGCATTGGCCTTGAAGCGATGCTTGGCTTCGATGTCCATCAGGCGATCGACCAGTGCTTCCAACTTGGAGTCAGCCTTCTGACCCGCGTAGGTGTTGGTGGCCTTGTGGTTGAAGTAGGCCAAGATCTGTTCGAACCAAGCGTTCAAACGATCGAAGAGCGACTTCTCGTTGCCCACATTCACGCGACCAGCTTCCGTCTTGAAGTTCAGCAGACCCTTGAACTTCTCATTGGCTAGGCCCAGCGCAGCAAAGCGAGACAGGTAGTCCGAACGACCATCGTTGCCACCTTCGATGTTGAAGACGAAAGCATGATCCGCTGCTGTGAAGCCAGCGTTCACGAAGTCCTGAACGGTCAGCGTTTCCTTGGCTTCGGTGAAGAGCTTGTAGAGCTCGCGGTATGCCGGCTTGGTGGTGATGTCGTTGATGCTCAGTGCCGAGGCCACTGTGGCTTCGACCTGCTCCATCACGAACACTTCCTGTGCACTGGCTGCAAAGTTGGAGTTCACCAACTTCGAAGCAAACGGTGCCACCCCAGTCTCGATCGCCTTGAGCCAAGCATCCATCGGAGTGCTGGCCATGGACGACTTCATCGCTTCCTTCAAGGTACCGAACGGACCGTAGACCGACTGCACCATGCCAGAGAGCAAGTTGCTCATGTGGCTTTGGAAGGATGGGCTGACGTTGCCCTTGTCCAAAGACTTGAACACTTGCTGGGCAGTGAACTCCGCCCCTGCTTGCTGGCTTTGCTGAGACAGATTGATGCTTGTGGTTTCGTTGGTTTGTTGGCTGGCTTCGTTGAAGAGACCAGACACGTTGCTCACCAACACCGACAGACCACTGTCCATGTTTTCATCAGGCTTCTTGTAGAGCAAGCCGACCAGCGTGGAGATGAACTTCTGCATGCCGGTCACCAGAGCACTGCCACGAGTCTTGGACTCGAAGGTGATCTTGGTCAAGACTTCCTTCTGGAAGTCCAGATTGCTCATGCCCCAAGCCACGAATTCTTGAACGTCATTCAGTGCCGCATCGAACTGGGTCAGGCCATTGGCTGCAGCGAACTCCTTGGCCTTGGCCATGAGAGATTCCAGCTCACCCACCAGCTTCTTGCCTTCGGCCGTGGGGTTGGCAATCGTCTTGGCCACGGCGGCATGGATCAATTCATGCAGCAAGGTCTCAGCCGTCAAGCCAGAGTTCTTGAACTCAGGGCTCAGGACGTAGATCGACTCTGCATTGCCCTTCACCACGTACCAACCGCGTGAGGGGGACTTGGCTTTCTCGAGCACTTGCTCTTCCGTCGTGCGCGAGGTCACGTACTGGATCGGCAGATCAGCTGAGACCACACGGCTGACCAGTTGCAGCAACTTGCGGTTCACAGGGCTGAGGCGCCCTGCCGCCGACAACAGATCAATCACCTGCTTGGCCGTGGCATTCGGGTTTACCCTGAAGAATTCCACCAGATCACGATCGCTGGCGATGGCAGGCTTGCCCAACTCACCGATCGAGCTCTTGCCGACCGTCTTGTCCTGCTCGATCACCACCGGATCGGCCTTTACGGACGTCTCAGCCAAGGCCTTATTCAGGGCCTCTGTGGCCGCAATGAGGGTTGGGTCTACCGCAGACACCTGCAGGTGCTTTTGGAGGGCTTCCTGCGCGTTTTGGCGGTCCTGCTTGGTCACCATGTACTCGCCACCTTCCCAGGTGTACTGGTCGATAGATGTCATCTGAGCCAAGGTCTCCAAACGGACGCGGTTGGCTTCGAACTGGGCACGGAAAGCCAGATCCAACACTACCGATGCCAGTTTGTCGTCAGCAATCTCGTTACGCAGCGCGTAAGGGAGCTGCGCACGCAGTGCCTGCTTGATGCCGGCCAGTGCTTCGGGGGAAAGTTCCCCTGCCTGAGCCATCTGGGCTGCGTTTTGCAGCACGCGCACAAGCATGTTGTAACTTTCGGTCGCTGGCGAGAATTTGAGCATGCCTTCCCAAGTCGATTGGTTGATGGCTTGGGCTGTTTTCTCCACATTGCCCACCCCGTTCGCCGCTTCGTCGTGCACGTTCAGTGTTTCAGTCCCGATCAGAGACATGTGCATGATGAAACTGTCCAGCGAGTGCATGAAGTACGGCAAACCGGCAACCCCGGGGTTGCGTTCGCTCTGAGTCAGGGCTTGACCCACGAATGTCGACACGGGATAGCCGTTTTTCTTCGGAATGCGCTTGCCCAACTGGATCTTGACGCGGTTGCTGGCCTCGTCGCTCGTCATTGGACTGTTCTTGGCCATCATCAGGCCAGCATCGAGCTCGTTGTTGTCGACCGTGTAAGCAGTGTTGGCCATAGGCATGATGGCCTTGACCTTCTCACGCAAGGCTTGCTCTTGAGCCATCGTCATGTTGTGGATCGGGACCTTCTTGCCGTCACGTTCAACGGTGTCGATCTCGCCTGCCTCGATCAAGCGTTGGATTTCCTTGGCCTTGAGGTCTTGGTAGATCGCGTTGTAGATCTCGAACGATCCTTGGATCGTGCGGTTGATGTCATTGCGGCGGTTCAGGTACGTTTCGAAGTACGCCTTCATGGTGTCTTCAACACGTGAGCCGATCTGCTCATAGAACTTGTCGGCCAGCTTTTGACGGTCTGCCTTCGTGAAGCGCTTCTCCATCAGTTCGTCGATGGGGGTGTTCTCGGACAGGTTGGTACCCAGCAGCTGGTTCAAACCAAAGATCAAATCCGCACGACTGGTCTTCTTGTCTTGGCCAGTGGCCACCGCTTCGATGCGGTCAATCACTTGCTGGACGAAAGCTTCCTGCATGCTGCGCACCGAACCATCAATGGACGAACCAAAGATGAAAGCGGTCAGCGGTGTCTTGGCCAGCTTGCGGCCGTCGGTGGTGACTTTTTCGTTCTCGTCGATCAGTTTTTTGGTAAAGACGCTGATGGCTGCAAAGTCCTTGGTCACGGCGATGCCGTTCAAGATCTGGAAGGCCAAGTCTTCGTACAGGTCCAAGCTGGTCGCGCGCTCGTACCAGTGGTTGTAGTTCTTGACGCCGTCGTCGCTCTTGTACATGCCGCCACGGTTCAGACGGGTGAACAAGTTCTTGGCCGTATCGGCAGCACCCAAAGCCAACTGAGTCAAGATCGGGCCGTTGGTCTTGCCGTCCACGCCCACCAGCATGTGCACAGTGACATCGTTCACGTCAGCACCGGACTCTTGCTGAGCCACGGCATTCAACACTTTGCCGTAAGCCACCAGGGCCTGGAGAGATTGCATGCCTTCACGACCGGCAGCAAACTCAGCAACCTCTTGCTTCTGACCGCCGGTCAAGGCATTGGCATCATTGGATTCGATTGCCGCGGCAACGGCCATGGCAAGCTTCTTGATCGCACCGTCGTTCTCAGCCATGCGATCGTTGAACAACTGCAGCGTGGCCACATTGTTCTGCTGGTCCACCTTGACCCCAAATGCCTGAGCCACGGCCAACTCGAATCGGTCCATGGCCTTGCGGTCGTTCAGGTTCAACTTGGTCACCCACTCAGGGCGGTAGAACATGAAGCGATGGATCTTGCTGCCTTGCAAGTTCATGTCTTGAGTTGCCACACCCACACGGAAGTTTCGCCACACTTCGTAAGTCGCATAGAAGGCCTGCTCCAGTTTGTTGGGGCTGTTCTTCTCTGCGTCTTGCACCAAGTTCTTCATGCCTTCGAGCTGAACTTCCAAGCCGTCGTTCTTGGCTTGCATGTTCAAACGGTTCTCGACGTGCAATTTGGACTCGTCGTACTCCTTCCAGCCAGCGGCTTGCAGGATCACGGTGTCACCCAACACGTTCAACGCATTCCACATGGCTGGGATGATGCGATGGGGGACTTGCTGGGCTGCGTCCAAGATCTTGCGTTGCTTCTCGGTGATGTTCTGGCCGGTCTTCTTTGCGTAGGCCTGAGAAAAACGACGTGGGACCCAAGAAGCGTAAGCGGGTGAAGCCTCGGAGCTGAACATACGAGTCAGCACACCGCGTGAGCCTACGGAGGAATCCTTGATCTCCTTGTTGGCGCCGGTTAGCTTGAGATTGCTGCGAACCACGCGCACGTACTCAAACTGGGCAAACTCGTTGTCCACGTTCAAGCCATCGATGAATTCGTTCATCTCGGCACCGGTGTAATTCACGGTGTCAATGAGGTCTTGTGAAGCCAAGAGCACAATGGCTTGCAGGCCAAAAGCTGTCTGCAGTTTGGCCATGTAATTGGCTTCGGCTTTTGCGTTGGCTTTCAGGCCCAAGGCGTCGACGATGTGCTTGCCGATGTTGGCAGCGGCACGGTCTTGCGTCGTGGCCAGATCCGACAAGGCTTTCATGCCCGCAGTGGTCACCGACAAGTCCATGTTCTCGCGCAAGCCATTCATCTTCAGGATGGCTTCGGAGTCCTTCAATGCCGTACCGTTGACGGTCTCAGCCATCCAGCTGTAGGCACCATAGGCAATGGCCGTGACGAGGTTCTCGTCCACCGAACCATCTGCATTGAAGAAGTCTTGGAGCGGATCTTCGAACAAGAAGTCTGCTCGTGGCTTGACACCCTTTAAATTGGCCAAGCCACCCTTGATCAATTGCTCACGGATCAGGGGTGCCCACTTATTGGCAAACTTCTGGAAGTTGGTCAGCGAGCCAATCTCTTCGTCGGTCAATGACTCTTGGAAGAAGTCCGTGGGTACCACTGTGCCGGCATTCCACAGGCTCAGCAGGTTGCCGACCGACACCAGGGGACGATCCTTGGCGATGTCCGCATCCTTTTCGATGCGCTTCTTAGTCTGGGTCAGGAAAGCCACAGCCTTGTTGAGGGTGCGATACACAGCACCCAACTTGGTACCTGCAGGCAACACTTCATCGGCCGACTTGTCTTGAAATACCGACAAGCCTTGAGTGCTCGACGCATCTTCAAGTGCCGCTTCGGGCACGTCTTCGACTGTGGTACCTTCCTCAGTAGACTGGGTTTCAGCTGTAGTCGACTTAGTAGATTCAGTCGACACAGTTTCTACAGTCTTCGCAGAAGAGCCGGAGGCTTCCTCAGTTACTCCATCGGCTTGAGCCGCTTCAGCTGTGTCAGCTGACTTGCTGCTCTGTACATCTGGCTTTGCGGATCCTTGTTCATCGCTTGCAGCTCCTGCTTCGGCACTTGCTTCTGCCGGGGCCGTAGCTTGCTCTGTCGAGCTCTCTTGAACTCCCGGGGCGGGTGATACGTTCTTGACATTGGAACCACCAAACTTGACTTTGTACGCTGCAGTCAGCTCGTCATAGGCAGAACTCAGTGCAGCTGCTTCAGTTTGGATTTCCCGCGGCAACTTTGCCGATGCCTTGGTGATGTCCAAACCACCGTTTTCTTGACGGGCGTCTGCCGAAGCAAACTTGCCCTCTTCCACTTTCCAATTCCCATCGGCCAAGCGCACCAGACGGCGATCAGCGCCGCCGGCCTTGACTTCGGCATAGGCATCGGTGACCAACTTGGCTTTCTTGGCATGGCCTGTGGCAAATGCCTTGAGCAGGATCAGGAAGCGTGCAGCTTCCTTGCGGTCTCCAGTGGCCAGTGCATTGCCGACTTCCTCTCGGTAGTCCTTGATGCCCAGCATGCGTGGTTTGCCTTTGGTAGGGTCGGCCGCTGCACCCAGGTAAATCTCTTGGCTGGTCTCACCCATGGTGAGCAGACTGTTGGCATGCGCACGCGCCTTCGAGAACACACGGAAGTACGCGCGCTGGTCTGCAGTCAGGCTTTCTGACTGAGCCAATCGCTGAGCTGTCTCATCGGACAAGCGCTCAGGTGCAGCCATCGACAAATTGATGATCTTGTCGGCTGCTGCTTGTGAAGCCACAGGGTCTGCGGCCGTGATGTTCTTGGCTTCCGCTTCGACATCCACATCAACCGACTGCAGGTCTTTACGAAAACGGGAGACCGTGTCCTTGGATGCCTGAATCTGGTCTTCCAATGCAGTGATTTCTTGCTGGCGAGTGGCCAACGTCTCTGCTGCAGCCTTCTCATCGAAGCGATCAATCTTGCCTTGCACACCATCGATCCATGTCTTGATGACATTGACCTGATTGGTGTCGGTAGGATCGGTTGCGGCCAGCGCATCGTTGGCCATGGCCAGATCTGCTACCAGACCTTCCTTGGTGATGCGGCTCAAACTGTTTTTCAGCGTTTCCACATGGGTCTGCGCATCCGACACCACCTTGGCGGCTTGCTCGAGTGCTGCTTGCTTGTCCTCTGCGGACTTGCCTTCTTGCGATGCAATGGCTTGAAGACCTTGCACAGCCAAACCAGGGTTGTAGGTCGCGCTCTTGGGATCGACTAACGCAGACACGTCGCCGCTTGCGATGATTGCCTTGAGCGTGTCCTGATCGCTGCTCTCCTGTACACGTGCAACGGCGAGATTGCGAATCGACTCAGGGACTGTGGTGTTCAGGGCTTGCACCCCACCACCCAACAAGCCACCCATGAAGGCGCCTTGGCCGGCAGCATTACCCACACCCTCAGCCAATGACTGGTTGGGGTTGATCTGTCGGGTAGCGACGTTGTTGAGGAACTGGCCAGAGCCTTCCTCCAAACCTTCTTGGGTACCTTCGGCAGCAAACACCTTGGGCACCATGCCGATGCTGGCCTTACCCTTGCCAACGAGAGCCTTCTCGAGGGCAGCACCCCCGGGGACCATCTTGGTGCTCAGCAACGAAGCGCCGGCTGCGGCCAACGTGGCTTTGCTGGCCAGGTCGGATGCGATTTCCTGTTTGGCTGCGTCGGCACCCACCTCTTGCGCGCGGGCGAGGTACTCAGGGTTCTGAAGCCAGAGGTCATCTGGCAGGGCCATGAGGCGTTGCATCGTGTCAGAGCCGACATCGATGCCCTGCAACCCAGCACTGAAGCCAACAGCACCGGCTGTAGCGCTCTTCTCGAGAGCGGCTTCACCCAACTTGGTAGCGGCCAGCTTCGGCGCTGCCTTGGCGGCAACCTTGGCACCGGCTTCCACGGTACGGCCGACCTTGCCGGTCACGCCCAACTGTGCGGCTTGCTGAGCCAAGAACTCAGGGATGCTCGTGGGATCCTTCATGGCTTCCCAGAAAGACGATCCGAACTCGGTAGCCACCTGAGCCGCTGTGCCGGCAAGCCCATCACCCACGGCATCCTTGACGGCTTGGCCACGTTCGGCCGTGACAGCACTTTTTTCTTGGGTCTTGTACTGGGACAAGGCCGATTTCATCTTCTCTTGATCGTCTTGCCACTCGCTGAGTTTTTGCGTGGCAGGACCATAGAAATTGCCAGTCATGGCCTTGTCGACAACCATGGTGGGCAGCTTCAGAAGCGTTTCTGCACCTTGCACACCCGCCAGACCCACATCAGCAAAGTCTTCCAGCACCGAAGAACCCGTGCGGCTCTTCCAATAGAGATCGTCGTTGCGGGTATTGGTGCGAATTTCTTCTTTCAGCTGCGCAATCTTCTCATCGCTGGCTTTTTGCACCGCATCGTACTTGGCATTCAGACCGTATTCCTTTTGGCGGTCCATTTCTTGAGTGATGCGGTCGTTGAAGTAGTCGCGGTAACTGTCTGCCATAAGATCTTTCTGCTACGCATAAAAAAAGAGGGGCACCGTTTCCAGTGCCCCCTCATTATCCGCTAATCACGGCGCTAGGTTACTCATATTTCCTAGCGCTTCTCGCAGGAAAACCCGACGTTGAACCTTCTGTGCAGCTTCTGCCTCGGCAATGCGCTTTTTGACGACGTCTGTGCGCATGGCTTCTTGCAAAATCTCGCGCGCATTGTTGGCTCGAGTGTTGTCTTTGAACCAACCGCCTTTGGCTGTTGAAATCGCATGACGCATGTCGTTGACCGAAGGGGTCACGAACACACCAGACCCTGGTTTGGTCTCAATACCACGGTTTGCCATCTCGTAAACCAAAGCCTGCATGTCTGCCACGTCTTCTTCGGTGCCCAAACCAGTGGTTTTATCGATGAGACTCGGTACGTTCTTGCGCAGATCTTCGTAGGCCTGAACTGCAGTGGGATTGCCAGGAGCATTCCAGTTTGTTTCCTTGGTCTCGTTGAGCATGACCTTTTCTTGGGCATTGCCAAGTGCCTTGTTGAAGGCGTCATTGCCCACCAAAACGCTGTTTGCGTTGCTGTCGAAACTTGAACGGATACCGTCTTTGGCCTTTTTCAGCAGGCGAGGAGTGAATTGACCTGATGCTGCCAACGAATCCACGAAGTTGTTGGCCACGGCCGTGTCGCCCTTCATAAAATCACGGGCTTTGGGTACCGTGACTTGACGATTTGCACCGGCTGCTTTGTCGAAAGCGGTCAATTGCTCTTCGGTGTAGGAACCAAAGTTCGGTTGACCCAAGGAATCCACTGGCAAACCAGCAGCCTTGGCAATCACACCCATGTTTCGGCCGATCACGTCCTTGTTGGCAATGTGCTCTTGCACTGCTGCCGCTGTGGCGTTCTCGATCTTGCGAAGTTCTTGGTTGTCCTTGAAAGCTTCCTGTGCTTCGGTGAGTTTCAGCGTGCCCATGCTGTTTTGCGTGGCTTGGCCAGCATTGCGCAGCTTCATCCCCTGGAGCTCGATAGGCATCTTGTCCTTTTCAAACGTCCAACGGGTCAAGTCACGTTCGCCAGAGACGATCGCCTTGGTCAGATCAGCCGGCAAACGGAGGTCTGGGTTGTCAGCCATGAGCTTCAACGCAGCATCTTTGTTGCCCAAGGCTGCTTCGCTTAGGATCGACTGGACGATCGGACGTTGCTTTTCGTCCGTCATGAAGTTGTTGTACTCAATGCCTTGCTTCTCACGCGTTTGCAGGGTACCCAGGCGGGTGTCCATTGCACTACGGGCAGCGGCTTGGTCGATCTGAGCACCGAATCCAGACAACATCTGAGTCAGCTCACCTGAGTCCTGCATGCGCTTGAACTCATCTGGGCCCTTGGCCGCGTAGATGGTGTTCATGAACTGGTTCAGGTTGTTTTCTTTTTGCTGTTGCCAGTTGGCTTTGTCCACCGTCTCCTGTTGCTTCAGGATGTTGTTGAACGAGTTGAAACCATCATTGATGGTCATGCCGGCAATAGCAAGTGGGCGGCTGGCTTCGGCCAGCGAAGGACCATTGACGGTCCTCCAAGTGATGGGACCGTTCATTAGCGCACTCCGTTTTGAGCCATGTAATCACCCACCGACTGGTAGGCACCGGAATTGGAAGCCACACGAGCTCGCTGACGGTCTTCTAACGAAGCGTTGGTCGTCTGCTTCTGGGCAGCAAAGTTGCGCTCAAATTGAGCCTTGTTGTTGGCCAGCGTGTCCTTGGCCAACTCGTACTGCTTCATGCCGAGGTAAAGACTGCCCAGACCTTGAGCTGCACCCAAAGCCAAACCGCCCCAACCTTGTTGCTGAAGGCCGTTCTTGTCGGTCGAACCAAGCACACCCCAGTCACGCATGGACTGCAACCAACCGGGGGTTGTTCCGGGTACATAGCCTGTGTTACCAACGATCGGCGCATTGACCGCGTTGCCGGCAAACATGCCTTCATTCGGGGCCAAGCCATTGGTGCCCATAGGCATTTGTTCCCAGTCAGCACCAGTCATGGGAACTGCCGGTGCTGCAGCAACGGGAGCAGGCGCTCCCCATGCGGACATTCCCGCATAAGCGGGTTGTTGCTGGGCTTTATACCAGTTCAACAGTGAATAATCAGCCATAGATCTTCTCTCCTAACGTGTCTTGAATCTTCGGAAGGGTGAGTGCTACATCCACGTAGGAGGAAATTGCAGTGATCCCCAATGTTCCGATATTGCCATAGTGTACCGTTCTATTGAAATAATCATCGGGTTTCTCCCCGAAGATTACGAACGGGTCGAGCCGGCTTTCCTTGCCTAAAAGCTCGTCCGCCGTTTCCAGTTCCTTGCTCTTTTCCTCTTCGTAGGTCTGAAGCATTTTTGCCTCATCCAACAAGTCTGAAAACTTGACCTCCATGATGGCTTTGCTCAAGCCAGTGGAAAGCATGAGCATGTCGCCGGCGAAGGGAGCGCCCTTCACCCCATTTTGAAAAAGCTCGTAGCCACCATAGACGATCGCCACAATGGCGATCAAGGTAGCCAGTTCAACACCAAAGACCTTCACGAACAACTTGAAGATCTGCGGCAAAACGTACATACCCACCACCAGGTTGAAAATCACTGTGGCAATGATGGCTTCGGTCCCCGTCAGTTGCAGCGCTGAAGCAATCCAAGAACCTCCATCGCTACCAGCATCAAGCACAGTCAACACCACGGCCACCACAATCAAAACCACTTGGAACCAGGACTGCTGGTACCACTTGATTTCTTGGGTCGCGCGTGCGTTGAAGACAAGATGCAGGGCCCGAGCGTAGAGAACCTCACGCACCTGCAGGGAGTAGTTTTCCGTGATAGTTCGATCCAGCGGGATCAACAAGATGTCGTCCGTGTCATCGGCCGTCGTGTTGTACCCATTCCAGATGTAGTAGGTCATCTTGAGACCTGCCACCATTACCTCTTCGTAGAGGTTGGCCGAGATCTGGTGTCGGTACACGTGCACGCGCAAAGGCACCGTGACAAAGGACTCGCTGTACGTGGTCACTCCATACTCGTTGGTGACCTCGTTCGTCACCTTCTGGCTGATCGGCACATCGGCAAAGTCACTGCTGTAGTGATCGATGGCTCCAATGGATCCTGCGCGCACGCGCTTGTAGATGCCATTGTTGTGCAAGGTCATCTTGAAAGCACCGTCCTGAATCACCGTGGTGTTGCGGGTGAAGAGGTTGTGGAACAGGCTACCGAAGTTGCCAAACCAACCACCTCCTCCACCGCTGAAAATGCTCGCCACCATCTCGATGTCTTGGAACACCATGGCCATGAGGATGCCCATCTCGGGTGACGAGTTGCCACCATAGGCTTCATGCTGGGTGTCGAAGTAGTCGAACAGGTATCGGCACTCTGTCTGGTCCGTGGAGACCGACGGTACCGCAAAGGTCAGGATCGCTTGCTCGACATCACCGATGTTCGGGTTGCTGTTAATCGCATCCGACATCATGTCGTAGTCCATGCCCAGCTTCTTGAGCATCTTCTTTGACGTCGTGTAGGCCGAGCTGCTTTGGCTCAAGGGCGCCTTGTTCAAGCGGAAGTACGTCATGGGGAAGTACGAGCCCGACACCGCAGAGCTCTCGATGTAGACGTTGTCCAGCTGGCTCCATGTGCCGGCACCGTGCTTGTACATCCAGAACTTGGTCTGGTTGCCCACGCGGTACTTGACCTGGAAGAATCCGTCGTTGGCATCGAACTCAGTCATGCCCAAGTTGAAGTGCTGCTCGACTTCGTTCAGGCCCACCATGTAGACCGCCGTGACCTTCACGTAAGGCGTGTTGGCCGTTGGGCTTGCAACCATCGGGCTTGCTGTGGTCAGCTCGCGAACGTCGTCGACGTTGAGCGGCCGCTTAGGTGTGTAGCCAGCGTTTGCCGCGGTACCCCACGCTGCCGTGACAGAGCTCGAGATGCTGTCGATCAGGTTGCTGGGGACAATGACTTGCATGTCCTTCAGGTAGACCTTGTTGCCCCCGTGCTGCGCAGTCAAGCCAACGATCTCATTGCTTGCGTAGTCATATCCGTAGTCGGCTGAGAGCTTCATCCACGCTACGTGCAGAAGATTGGCCACGCCAAAGTGCGAGTAATCGATCGAGATCTGTTGACCTTCGATGAGTTCTAGAACCGTTTCAACATCGTGCCGGCCTTGGGTGGCTGAATAGACTTCGCCTGAGGGCAAGCCATACGCATAGTGGTCTTCGGCCCAGCGATACATGCGCTCGGCTTTAGACCCCAGACCACCGACCAGCTCTTCGATTTGATAGTCGGGCAGGTTGCCTTCTTGGAAGAGTGCCTTTATCGTGGCCGTCTTGATGGAGTCAGGAATGCCGGCGTCCTGCACCACCCGTTGCACCTGGGTGGCTACCGTCGTTTTATATTCGCTATCGAAGAGACCCAGAAAACTCATGCACTGCCCTGACTATGAAAAAAGGGAGCACCGGGCTCCCTTGGTTTGCTGCTTGGCTAGTTAGGCACCCACACCGGCCAGCAGCTTCGTGACCGCTCGGCCCACGGCTTGGTCGTTGAGCATGTTGGTTCCGTCTGCAACCGTACCCTCGTCCGTGGTGCGACGCACGTTCCAACTGTCCACCATGATCTTGGTGGCCTTCTGCTCGGCATCGCGCTTGAAGCCATCGGACTGAGCTGCGTACAGGGACTTCTGACGGCCCAGCACAGAGTCGGGATCCACACCCAGAGCTTGAGTCTGACCACGCTCGGTGGCTGTCTTCTGGGTAAGCAAGGCAATCTCTTCGTTCGTGCGAAGGATGTTGGCCATGGTCAAGTCGTACTCCGCGCGCAGCTTGCACTCTTGGGCAACCAGCACGGTGTTCTCGGTGACAGCGTTCAAGCGCTGTTGCTCGACCAGAGCAATTTGTTTGGTAAGCAGCTGAGCTTCCAGATCCGCCTTCTGCTTGGTCAGGAGGAACTGGGTAGCGGTCTGCAAAACCTGTGTCATGGCACCCAGGTAGACCTCGGAATACTCCGCACCCTTGATGCGGTTCTTGCTGAACTCCGACTCGAGGTGAGTCGCGGCAGCTTTCATCAAGACATCAAAGACACCTTGGCCATCAAGCGTGGCTGAGGTCAGGTCGGCGGTAGTAATCGTCATAGGTCTACTTGGGATTTGGGTTTAATTACTCGACACCACCAGCCATGGCTTGACGTTGAGCCAAGTCATGCAACTCTTCTTGAGTCAGGGGTTCGAGTTCCTCAATGGCGAACTCACGGATGAGCTTGCCCTTGCGGGTCTTGTTGCCACGGCTGTCTTGCACGGTGTGGAAGACTTGGCATTGACGCTCGCGCAAGTGCTGCAAGATGATGTTGGGGATGTGCCAACCTTCTTCAGCATTGAACGGGATGTACTTGCTGACCGAACCAACAACCGAATTGCCCACGGAGATGATCTCGCCGGGCCATTCTTTCTTTGCTGGGTTCATACAAGTCAAACGCACGCGCACCAGACGGTGGGCTTCGTCTTTGAGACGTTTGTTGCGTTGACCTTCGGTCTCTACGCCGGGTGCAGTAACTGCAGCGGCAGGTGTTTCTGGCTTTTCAGCTTCGCCGTTTACCGCGGCATTCACCTTATCACGCAGCTTCTCCAAACCAATGGAGGGGTGATAGGAGATGCCCATCATGTCGGCACGAGCCTTGAGAGCGGCGAGCTCGTCTTGGGTGGTTACTTGAGTATCGGTGTCTTGAGTTTGTTCAGACATTGCGTTCTTTCAGAGTTGAGGAAAACAGAAAAAGGAGAGGAGGTTGCCCTCCCCTCCTAGGCTACTTACATCTTGGCAGCAGTCTTGATCAGAGCGATACGCTCAGGACGCAAGCACATGAAGCCGTAGTACCACTTGATGCTCATGAAGCCAGTCTCACCATAAGGATCCAACTGGTTAGCCGTAGCTTCGCCAGGGGCCTTGTGCATGATCTTGAACTTCACAGTCTTGCCGTCGGTTTGGAAGCCGATGGTTGTGAAGGACTCGTCGCCCACCACCAAGATTGGGAACACGTCGTACTTGCCAGCAGTTGCGTGGAAAGATGCGTCGTCAGCAGTTGCACCAGCACCAGCCCACTTCATCATCTCTGGGTGAACCACGAGACGGAACTGGTCAACAGTACCGATTTCGCCGTTCAGAGTCGTACCCACGGCATCACCGTAGCGCTCCACACCGACGAAGGCGGGGTTGTTGTGCAAGTCCTTCATTGCCTTGAAGATAGGCAACAGCTCAGAGCCGATGTAGGCCACGCGAGCAGAAGGGATGGTCTTGGTGTCGATCATGCGAGAACCGGTGATGATCTTGGTTTGCTTGGGGCAACGGTTCTGATCCAACTGGATCGAAGTGCGCATCAAGTCGCCATAGGTCACGACGCAGTTTTCGTCGATCGAGCTGTTGCCAGTAGCAGTGCCGGCATAACGAACCACACCAGCAGAAGCGATCAAGTCGATCTGCAAGCTGTCTTCGATGATCTCGTTCGCGCCGAGGATCATCTCGCGGTTGATGTGCTCGAGCAATTGCTCGTCGGTGTCGAAGTCCATCGATTCTTGGGTGTACTCATCGAAGAAGCCGAACTTCTCGAGAGTGCCTTCCAATTCGATACGCTTGAAACCAACACGGTTCACGCGGCCGCCGGTCTCAGACAGAGCAGGCATCTTGCCGGGGATGGTACCGATGTCCTTGCTGGAACCGTAGAGGTTACCGCCAGCATAGGAAGCACCAGCAGCGTCCAAACCTTGGTCGTTGATGTTGCGATCATCGAGCAAAGGCATGTAGTGGTAACGCTTGATCTTCTTGCCGTAGTTCTTAGGCATGGAAGTCACGTCAGCCAACTGCGTGAAGAAGGTCAGTTTTGGCAGTTCAACCAGCGCTTTCTTAGCGTAGTACTGGTTGACGATTTGAGAGCCGACGGTAGAGGCCGTCGAGGGAGGGTTTTTGAATTGCATCGACATAGGTCGTTCCTTCGTTTACAGAAATTGTTTGTTTACGTGCTTCGCAAACTCTTCGTCGGACATGGCCAGAGGGTTGAAGTCCGAATTCGAGTCTGCTACCACTGACTTCGTGGAGCTTGCGGCTCGCTTTTTGTCTTTCAGCTTGTCGTCGTCGACCTGCTTCGGTTTCGGTTGAACCACCACCTTCTCTGCAGCAGGTTTCGTCTGAGTCTGGGAGCTACCCTGAGCCAAACTGTTGAACTCGCCTCGAGCGTGAAGTGCATCACCGACTTGCCGGTAGGCTTCGATATCTGACACGCCAACCAAGCGACCAAACATGCGCTCGTTGTCAATCTCCTTCGTGATGCGGTCATAAATGCCACTGGAAACGTGGTCATTGATCACACGCAACAGCTGGGGATTTCCAGCGATCACACCTTTGCTTGCAGCGTCCCACTTAGTGCTAACAATCTCGAGCGTCCGGTTGTACGAAGGAGTTCCTTGAATGTCATCAAGGACCGTATCCAGCTCAATCTCGCGGTCGTCAACAGTGTAAGTTGACTGCTTATACGCGCTTGCCTTTTCAGCGGACAGATCCATAGGATCAATTCCGCTGTCCTTAACCAGCTTATTGATTGCGGCTGCATCTTTACGATTCAGGTCAATCAGGAAGCTGATCTTCTCTTCGCTCAAGAGGTCAGCTCTTTCGAGCAACTTCATGAGTTTCAGATTGGGTTTAAGAGCGGCCATCTTCTTGTTGTAGTTGGCCCCCATCTGCATCAGGGTGACAGCTTCGTCAACGCTGTTGACTTTGATGTCTCGCCCGTTTGCTTTGAAGGGAGCCAGAAGACGCTCGTACTCTGCCTTGAAATCAATTGTAGATTCTTCTGTGGTCTTTTTCTCATCGACCTTCTCAGAATCTTTTTGCTCAGGGGTTTTATCCTGAGCTTTAGTTGGATCATCGCCTTCGGCCGACTCCTCCTCGCCCGGCTTAGCAGCCGGCTCGTCGTCATCGCCCTTGGCTTCATCGTCTTTCTGCTCGTCGTCTTCAGACTTCGAGTCAGCGTTGTCGGTGTTTTGATCGTCCTGGTTGTCTTGAGCACCAGCCGAATCATCGGTACCGGTTTCTTCCTCTTCTTCTTCCACCGTGGTGGTGGTTGTAGAAACAGGACCGGTCATGTTCATGATTTCCTCATCCGACATGGAGAGGTAATCAGGCTCTTGGACTTGGGTGTTGGTTCCGTCAGACATTATTCAGTCTCCTCAGCTGCGATGGCTTCAAGTTCTGCTTCATCCACTTCGATGTTCTTGCGAGCCATGGAGGCTTGCGTGGCAATCGTGGAGAAGTAGGCGTTGAGGTTGCCGATGGAGTCGATCTGAGTGATGATCGATTTTTGCATCTCGGGAGATTGAAGGCCGGGATTGCTCTTGGCTTGAACCAGACGAATGGCTTCTTTTTCGAAGTAGCCTTCCATCACGATTGTCTTGAAGTCCTTGTTGGTCTTCAAGCGCTCGAGGGCGTTGCCAAGGTCAACTAGCTTACGTGCTGCCTTGATGTTTTCTTCGATGACTTTGCTTTGGTTGCTCATGTCTACCAGTGCTTTCAAAAAGTTAATAGATGGGGATGTGAATTGAACTCACACCCCGGATCATATTACTTTTTCGAAGTGGCCTTATTCATAACGTATTCTTTTAGCAAGTCGTGGCTTCGTTCTTCGCGTGCGAAGTCATGTTCCATGGTCTTCATCTGCATCTGGCTGCGAGCTTGTTCACCGTGCAATTCCTTCTCGCGCTCTTGTTTTACGCCGGACTCTTGTTCGACGAAATCCAAGTTCTTGAGATCGGTATCGGACTTCACGTTTGCAGCGATCTGACCTTCGGTTGCAGACTTGGCTTGGTTGAGAACTGCAGTGGCTTGGTGCTGTGCAGCCATGGCGTTCTCTTTGGCAATCTGAGCCTTGAGCAATTCGATCTTGAGCATCTGCTCTTCCTGAACCAGGGGGTCTGGTTGAGGCTGGAAGGTCTCGATCTTGTGGGCCAGGTCAGGCATCTTGCGCAAGCGCATGATGTCGGCGAGCACCATCTGCATGAGGGAACGATCGCCATTGGGGCCAACGGTCTGCAGCAAGAAAGCCAGCTGCTCGGCCTTGTTGTTGTCTTCTTCGGCCGTGCTGATCGAGAGCTTCAGGTCGAAGTTGCCACCCAGGTCATCGCGGCGGACGGTCACGAACTCATCGTTGGTGATGCGAACCACTTCTTCGTCGCTCAAGAACTCAGCGTTCATAGCAATGATCTTGCGGCCGATACGGGTGATGCCGTTTGACAGGCGACGCAGAATGCCAAGCTCGCGCTTCGATGCAGCATCCAGTGCACCACGCACAGCAGCGGCCACGTCACCCAAAGACGAACCACTCACACCTTGTGAGTACGCCTTCACGCCGGTCATCGACTCGGCTTCCATGTTCTGCAGCTGCAGCATGAATTGGGCGGAGGCTGGGATCTCGGGGTAGGTGTGCATGAAGACACCCTGGCGAGGATCCACGTTCGCGTTGAACTCGTAGTCCAGACCCTTGTCGAACTTGCGACGGTTCGTGGCATCGAGCATGTCCTTGCGGATACCCGTCTGGCCATTGGCCGACTTGCCCATGATGTCGATCATGCCGCGCGTGACAGCACCCACCACCTTCTGGTTGTCTTCCAAGAGGGCGCCGTCTGGCTCACCGTAGTTGGCCTTGCGCACAGGCAAGTAGTGCTCGATGACGAAAGGGATCTTCTTGTCTGGGAAGGGGTTCTTCTCCATGCGGATCATCGTGTCACCCACCCAAGCGGCAACGAATGGCTCGGCTTTGCCATCACCGTTGATGTCCCAGTAGCCCCAGTACTCGTGAACCACGAGCTTCTTGCGGGGCTTGTCATGGAAGTTGAAGCTGCGCACACCGTCCGAGGGTGTGTGATCCGGGGTGCCCAACACCGTGTTGGCATCCACGTTCACGTACTCGAGGTTCTTGTAGCGTTTGTTCTTCTTGAGCTCGGACATCGAGGTCTCGAAGGTGTAAACCAAGAAGCCAGCCTTATCGATGTTGCCCATGCAGGTGGGATCGATGATGACGTTTCGGAAGTCACACACATCCAAGGTCGGACGGTTGACGACCGTCTTCATCTGCTTTTCTTTGCGGGTGCCATTGACGATCGGTTCGATCGGTTGGCCTTGTTCTTTGTAGAGCTGGTGCGCTTGCTTGAGCTCTTCAGGAACATCCGTCATGTACTGACTGGGAGATTCCTTTTCCATCTGGTCCAAGTGCTGGTGCATCGGGCCAAACTCAGGGTTGATCACGTACTCCACATTGGGGACTTCAACCTCAACTTCTTCCTCTTGGAATTCCCAACCCACTCGGGTAATGACAGTTCCTTCGTCGACGGCTGCGCGCACGTATTCGTCGATGAACTTGACCTTGTCGATATGGATATTGAACTGGTTGTTCAACACCAGTTCGTTTTGTTTCGCTGCATCGCGGTCTTCCCACGTCACAGGCTTCACGTTAAACACGGAGTCTGTGGAAAGGAAAGGCTCGCTCAATGCAGCGTATCGCCACTCGGCTTGTTTCCGGATTAACTTCGGAACAATGCTCGAGTTTCCCTTGGGTGTATTGACCTTGGCCGAACCAGTGACGTTCAGGTTGTCAAGCCACTCAGTGATCTTGGTCTTCTGAAGATTGTGCGTCGGAATGGCGAACGTCAGATCCTGCTTGAGCGTACCCAGCTTCGGTGGATTCTTCCAGTTCGTGAGTGATGGAGCTTCGAGCCCGAGCTGCTGTGCTTGCGTATCGTTGTCAGTCATAATCTGCGTCGTTCTTTAGGTACCTAAGATCATCCCGTTAAACCTTGAAAGTAAACAGAATGGACATTCAATCTCTTCATTCGGCATTCATTATGCCAACAAAGGCTTCTGATAAAGCAGGAGCGTTCGACATCTACATGCCTCAGGCGGGTGAAGCCAAAGGTGATAGCCAATTGGTTGGTCTCGGATTTGCCGCGGCAGTTCCCGATGGCCATGTGGCTTTATTGCTGCCCCGCTCGAGTGCCGGTGCTAAACACGGTGTCGAGTTGAACAACACATGCGGTGTCATTGACGCCGATTATCGCGGAGAATGGAAGGCAGCGATCAAAACCAAGTCAGGAATTCCATTTTCCTGGAATGCAGGTGATCGCGTGCTGCAGTTCTTGGTGGTTCCGATCGCCAACGTGACCCTAAACCAGGTTGATTCTCTCGATGAAACGGCGCGCGGTGAAGGTGGATTTGGGTCGACCGGCAAATAAAACCCGACGAACCAAAGAAAAAAGCCCCAATTACGGGGCTTTTTTCATTTCCGGAATCAGACGTTGGTCAGCATTTCTTGCCGCCGCCGCCCTTTCCACCTTTACCTTTTTTCATGGGTAATCCTTCGTTGTTCAAACCTTGGAGCCCCAAGTATAGGCTTAAACCCAGCCGTTTCGCTCGATTCGGTTGTACTGCGCGCCCTTGTCGATCTGCAGGTTCTGGTTTTCCAGGGCCTGGCAAGCCATTTCGTAGCGCTGGAAGTAGAGGTTGCCCGTGTTGTCCTCGCCACCCAAGCCGGCAGGGGTGTGCACACGTGAAGCCACGAAGAAAAGCAAGGGCTCCAAATGGGTGTCCGGCAGCTCCAGCTCGTACATGTCAGGCTCGATATCGTTGTCTTCGACAATGATCTTTGGGTGCGCCGCGCGAAAGACGACTTCCAACGTGTCGGTCTTGAGTTCCTCGAGCAAGGTGTCCTTCTTGGCCACGATGTCAGCCGGCACTGTGAGAACACGCTGGGTGGGGGTGTTCATCGAGTAGATGTCCACCGCGTTGTTCACCGAGAACTCGAAGCCAGACTCAGCAAACACGTGCTCCACCTTCATCAGGTTGTCCTTGTAGGGCATGGCCGTGTCATCGATGTACTTCAGAGGCTGGCGAGAGCGGGTGTTGGACTGGCAGTACTGGCTGCTCAGCTGGTAAGTGGTCAGGCCTTGCTGCAGCTCAATGACAAAGCGACCTTCCTTCAGGTTGAAGCGCTGGTAGATCGCAGCCAGACCCAGGTTGATGTGGGCAACGACCTTGCCATAGTCGGCTTGTCGGATCTCGCCCATCGTGCCGCCGCCGATGGAGATTTGAGAGAGCTCGCCTACGGTGAGCTGGGTGAAGACTTCTTGCAGTTTCATGGGTATTCCTTACACGATGTATGAGGACCGGCGGTCTTCGGGTTCGTCGTCAACGTCGAGCTCCCACATGCCGTCGGCTGTCTTGCCGGATTTCATCGGGGCCTCTTCCGATGGTCTCCAGGGAGTCAGTGACGAGAGCATCGAGATCGTGTCGATGAAGTCATCGTGCTTGCTGCGGAAACCAGAAACAGAAACCAGGCTCAATTCATTGATGGCTTCTGCAATTGTAGGCTCGGTCTTCTTCTCTACCGGGAAAAAGACTTTGCGTGCTTTGAACAGAGGAACCACGGTATTAAACCGAACGAGCTTGTTGGTGTTGGGTCGGATTCCGGGCTTGGTGTCGTTACCTTCCGAAGCAAGAGGGAAGTAAACATTCCGGTCAAGCATTTGCCCCTGGATCCATTGGATGAACCCGCCCTGTTGACCAGTAACCTCAATGCCCACAGATTGTGGACGGTAGATCTGCGCGAGACGGAATAGGTCATTGACGTTGGCATCCATGAGTTGACGTTTGCACACCCCGTCCACCCACAACCAGTCGCCCACATTGTTGTAGGCCCACACACTGATCACAGAGAAGTCGGACTTGTCCTTGATCGACGTTGCAAAGTCGGTCGTGATGTAGAAGTTGAAGCGGCTCTTATTGCGCAGCACAGAGTCGATGTTGTACCAGCAGATGTCTGAGTCTTGGATCATTCGATCCTCTTCACTCATGATTCGCAGCATCAATTCCTGGTTGAACGTATCGACCTTGCCCAGCTTCACGGCGTTGTCGTACTGCTGCTTCACGTACTGGTAGGTAAAGCGATCAGGCCATGAGCCACGGAACTCTTGCTCGGTACAAGGAAACTGCTCGCACACTGGAAACACGTTCACCGCCCAAGCACCAGACTCAACAGCCTTGTACAACGGATCCTTCGCATTGAAGGGGGTACCAGACCAGACGATCATGTTCTTGGTTGGGTGAAGCGCGTAGTCCACCGCTTTGTAGACGGTGTCCTCCACAGCAGCAATCACAGTGGCCGAACGCGCGTCCTCGTCTGAGATCAAGTCATCGAGCACAGCCAGTTGCGGACGTTTACCCAGTTCCTTCGCACCGCGCACACCGGTCTTCGCGCCGTAGCCCTTGACGATGAACACCTTGCCGTCGGCATTCTGGAATTCCCAGCGGATGTCCGTGAAACGGATATTGGGGACGTACTGCTTCAGAAAGTCGGAGTTTTCCCAGCGGAACTCCAAGTTCTTGCGCATGTTCTTCACACCGTTCTCGATCGAGTCCGACACGTAGAGAGCCAGGTCGATCCGGCCGAACCCGGGCAGCTCGCCGTAGGTGGCCACGTACAGGAACAGGTATTCCCCCATCACGGTGGTTTTCGCAATACCGCGGTGACAGAGGTTGATGATTCGCCGGCCCCCATAGGTGATGGTGTCCAGCATCCGGTAGTGAACCAACGGGGTCTTGTTCTCTTCACCCTGCGCGCCGTTCACCAGCTTGATGAAGGTGACGAACTCGAGTGCAAAGTCACTCGGCACATAGCTCGGGTCGACCGAGTAGTCGGTCTCGTTCAGGTATTGCTCGACTGTCCATGGGGCCAGTGCTTCAGCTACGGGATCAGTCATCAAACCTCCTGCGGTACATCTTTTCTACTTGGGCCACGGGCCCACGCTCAGCCATCCAGAAGATGGTGAAGATCGAAGGCGCCATAACTAGCCCCACAACCCAGCCCAACACCGGACTCACCAACGTGGCGAACAAAGCACCCCACCCTGCTGCCGACACCAAGGCAACGAACGCACATTGAGCAAAGAGCTTCATTCAACTTCTTTCGCTTCAACGTCCACCACCTCAGCGGGAATCACGCGGCTATGGGCCACATCCTGTGCGGTCACCTGCCCAGCTTCCATGGCCAAGCGCTGCGCGCGGGCCAGCTCCAACGTAGCCTGCCTCAACGCACCAATCGACCCATCCTCTTTCACTTTCACATCCAGCTCGACCTTCTGGGTCTCGGGCATTTTGAGGTGGGTCAGCAGTGAATTGGCCGCATCGCTTCGCACCTTCTCACTCTTCGCAGCCACCATCAGCTCGGCCTGCACATTCAAGGCCTTCTGGTACAGGTCCTGGTTCAGGACGTAGCTCGGGATGAGCGTCTGCTCGAAGATCAGGTTCACCAGCTTGCTCTTGTTGTAGGCAGTGACGTAGCTCGCAATATCCTTGGCCGTCACACCCTGAGCAGCAAACCTCGTGATCTTGTCGGGGAAGGTCTTGGAATAAGCCTCGATGTTCGTGGCCCCCATCAGCTTGTGGCTCACGTACTTCACGGCATTCACATATTCCTGCACCTTGAACCGGCCATCAGCCATGACCTTGGTGTAGGACAAGAGGTTATCCCGATAGCTTTCATACATTTCGGGATCTGCAAGAGTCGTATTGATCTGGTCAATCAACTCCTGGTTGATGCTCTTCTTCACCTTATCGGGAAGAGCCATCTTGAACTGGTCTACAGTCAAAGCACTCATTGGGTTTCCTATAAAACAACCTTATAGGGTGCATATAGTAAACCAAAAGAAAAATAGCCTAAAGACCGTATAACCTAAGTACTACATATAAGACCCATTAAAAATATAAAAGGGAGTGGGGGTGAACGGCGGGGGGACCCGCAGTTTATCGAGAAACCAATCCCCTCGACTTTGGTCGGGAATATCGCTGCTTAATTTTTAGGCACGGGTTTTTGGGAAATTTGCAAAATGGGTATGGATGTAGGACTGAGTGGTCTAACACACTCAACTCAACCACCCCCCCCCCCTGTAGCTGCGCTACCTCGCTCCTACTTTCGCACTCCGTGCATCGGTGGGCAATCTCGCCCTATCCATCCTAGGAGTACTCAACATGTTCGGAGCAATCATCAACGTCATCGTCTCTCTCTGCGCTGCCGCATCCAAGTATGCAAAAGCACTGGAAGCCTCTGGCGACATGGTCAATCGCGTCGTCACCGTAGCGGACAAGCACGTCCAAAACTGGGAACTCGAGCAAGACCAAAAGATCCAAGCTGCCAAAGCTCTCGTCCTCGAGAACAAGAAGCCCAAGTGATAACCCTTACCCTCTTCGGAGGGTTTGGGACCTCACACATTACACATTCAAGATAGTCAGTTCTTAGATAGAACGACTAGCTCAACTGAGTTGGGCTCCGCCCATCTGTGGATACCGATACCTGTCAACTGCAGGTTTGGTGAGGAAAGACTGAGCGAAGTCTCATTCCATTAAAAATCCCCAAGTAAGTGACCACTCACTAACTTAATTCCCATTCCGATATCTACCCGATATCTCAACTCAATTCAAAGGAGAACTCTCATGTTCGATCGCAAAACTATCTCTCGTCTGTTCTACATCCATCGAGAACTCGGCCTTGCTGTGTTCATGATGGTCTCTGCCTGCATAGAGCTCGTTGCGAGCCTCTTCGTAGATCAACCATGGCAATACCTTGCCTACGCCTTTGCGGCTGCTCTAGCCCTCATTGCTGCCCTTCTGGTGCGCAATGTCATCCGCTTCGAACAGAAGTGGGGTGGCAAATGAGTGCCGCTCAATGCTCAGCCCAAACCAAGGCTGATATCTATTCAGCCTGGTGCCAAGCTATGCCGCCACTACAGGTGGCCAAGGCTCTGGGCCGCGTGCCCATGACCGTCATCAGCGAGTACGTCCGACTGGACGATGAAGCTCGCTATACCCAACAACCTGACCAAGGGAAAACCCTATGAAACAACGACTTATCAACCTCGGCTACATCGTCCTCAACACCATCCTCTGGGGTGGTATCGGGGCAATGCTGGCATGGCGAGGGTAATCAGCAGCCATCCTTTGATCTAGCTCAAACCTTACAGCTTAATTACATCTGACCTGATGCCACCTGTAGGTACATTCCAGCCGGCTGAATGGCATCACCTCTCAACACCTTTTGGGCTCCGCCCTTTGGTGGCAAATCCTGCCGAATCTCTTTAACTCTCTTGGAGCACTCTCATGTCATTCAATCAATCCAACGCTCAGCGTAACGACCAAGCCAACAACGACAGCTGGAAAGCTCAGGGCTTCCTGAACTTCTATCTGCCTGCCAAAAACGGCCAGCGCAAGAAGCTCGGTGCTATTCCGCTCAAGGAATCCAAGCACAGCGAGAAAGCACTGTTGCAGTGGCTGAACGAAGATCCTTCTCGCGTAGCCATGATCCTCAGCAAGCTCGAGGTGGAATACCAATCCGCCACTCCTGCTGATGCGAGCGGCTTCGACCTCAACTAAACGGGTTCCTCGCCCAGACCATCATCCCGTAAGGGGTGGTGGTCATTTTTTTGTCCAGTGCACTGCAGAAAAGACAGTCCATCTTTAGTTTGGACTCCGTCCGTGGCTGGCGCTTTTGCCAGATCCATAGACGAGGAACCCATGGAACCAATCAAACAAGTCATCTTGCAAGAGATGAATGAGGAGCGGTACAACCGCAAGCACATCGATGCCAAGATCAAAGACTTCATCACCAATGACACCGAGACTTCTAACAAGGTCTTCATGGGTGTCATGCTGGTGGAGAAGTACATGGCTGGCCAGTACTACGAATCCAAGATGAAGAGGATTGCTCAGCTTCAGCAGCTGGACATCCCAGACCTGGTGCTCGAGATATTCATTGGCGTGGCCTACTGCATGCGAGATGAGTTGTTTACCTCTGCCTCGGCAAAGATTGCAGCTCGGCTCAAGTTCAGTGACAAGGTAGAAGCCATCGCCACAGTAGCGGAACTACTTGCAGTGCTCTGTCAAACCGATGCCTTCGACATCGACAAGGCAGACAAGATGGCAAGCCTGACCATTGTGTCCCGTATGAAACTGCCAGCCAATCTGGTGGACTTCATCGAGAACAGTGAGTACCTGCCACCCATGGTGTGCAAGCCGCTGAAGTTGACCCACAACTACAGCAGCGGATACCTGACCCACAACGATTCGTTGATCCTGGGCACTGGTAATCACCATGATGGTGACATCTGTCTCGATGTCCTCAACACCATGAATGGTGTGGCCTTGAAACTCGACACCGAGTTCCTGTCCACCGTGGAAGAGGAGCCAACCTTCGAGCTGGATAGCCAGGAGAAGGAAGACCTGTGGCGTGACTTCAAGACTCAGAGCTACAAGTTCTACAGTCTGATGGTCCAGTGTGGGAACAAGTTCTACCTTAATCACAAGGTGGACAAACGAGGCAGGATCTACTGCTCCGGTTACCACATTACTACTCAGGGCACTGCGTTCAAGAAAGCCTCGATTGAGCTCGCTCATGAAGAGATCGTGACCGGTACTCCATGACCTTCGCGACCTACTTCTGGAGAAACGACAAGGTTGAGATCCTTGACCGTCTCATCTTTGTCGAAGAACTCAACCAGAGCTCCATGCTGAAGTACCTGTATTGCCCTGCCGTCCTTTTACGAGGTCCAGGCAAGCAGACGTGGTGTGGGTACTTCGCTGAAGGGGAGAACTTCAAAAAGTATTGGGAAGCCACCTGGGCATTCCAGTTACCTGATGAGTTCAGGCTCTCACTGCTGATCATGGGGGTAACCCTATGAGCTACTACGTATGGGACGGTAAAGCCGTCACCGTCATGGAGTTCTACTCAGATGTGGAACGCCGCCACAACACCTGGGTCTATGACCCAGCTGAAGCACCTCAAGAAAGGTTTGGGCTCATGATCCGCCGTCGCTGGAATCAGATGATGCCGGAGGATGTCCCACCTGAATTCAAAGCTTATCTTCTACTTCTCGGAGTTTCCACATGAAAGACTTTTACGTATGGGCAGGCGGTCGCTTGCTCGAGTTCGACCACTGGCATGAAGTACGCAAATTCAAGCGTTGCTGCCTGTTCAAGCCCAAAGCCATGGACCAATGGCGAATGGTGCGCAAGCACAAATGGCACGCATCCCAGAAGGCTTTGATGCCCAAGGAATTCATCCTGGCCCTGCTCATTGCAGGTGTGCAGACATGAAGCAACGCTATTACCTGTACCGCATGGGTACTCTGGTCATGCTCGATGACATCACACTCGATGATGCCAAGACATATCAGGGTTACTACGTACTTGATCTAGGCCCTGACCTGCAGTCTCCCACCCATGGGATGCTGCTAGGCGGACGGATCAGAGAACTGTCTGCCGACAAGTTCCCTACCGACTTCAGAGCCAAGCTACTGGTGTTGGATGTCCCATGATCATTGGAATTGCACGCCTCTACTACGCGGGCCAACTCGTGATGTACATGCACTGCAGACAAAACGAAACCATCCGCTTTTCAGGTATCCCACCTGAAATCTACGACGGTGGGTACATCAAGTATCCGCCCGGTCACAAGTTCTTCCCCACTCAGTGGAGCAGATGTGACTCGACACCAGTACTACTGGAAGACGTCCCCAAAGAACTTCTAGTGCTAGAACTTCTCAATCCACCTCAGGAGATCACATGAAAGACCGTGTTCTTACCTTTGTCGATGGGAAGTTCTACAAAGACTTCCCTTCCGCAGCGGGCATCACTGCAAAACTGCGCGAACAGATACCTGTCGGCACCTACATCTACCTTCCTGACGGGGGGCACTGGAGGGCGCATTGGTATCTCTTCAAGTGGAACAGTTTCACCCCAATCAACCTGTCTGATGTCCCAAAGGAGATCAAGGCAGCACTTCTCATCCTCATCTAACCAAGGAACCCATCATGTCAATGACCTTCTACACCGGCTGGCAATATCTGCTCATCGATGCTGCCACCCACTATGGCCACGATAAAGCCACGTTCGAACAACGCATCGCTTTCATTGAAGCCAATCTCCACCAGCTGGAGGCATTGGCTGATCGCGCTGATTCCAAACCCTTGTACCTCAAGGCTGTGATGGCTATCCGTAAAGCCCAACAAGGCTTGCCCACTGGGCACCTTGTGGGTGTCGATGGCTGCTGCTCTGGCATCCAGGTCATGTCCGTGCTGACCGGCTGTGAGGCTGGTGCCAAGGCTACTGGCCTCGTCGACCCCGATGTGCGTGCTGATGCCTACAGTGCTTGCACCACAGCCATGGACGAGATCCTCGGTGGCGGCTTCCACGTGTCTAGGGCTGATGCCAAGTCAGCCCTGATGACCAGTTTCTATGGCTCCAAGGCCCAGCCAAAGATCATCTTCGGTGAGGACACCAAGGAACTGGCAGCCTTCTATGAGGCGGCCAAAGCCATTGCACCTGGTGCCTGGGAACTGCTGCAGGACCTCTTGGCCAGCTGGCAACCCTACGCACTGAGTCATCAGTGGGTACTGCCGGACGGCTTTGATGCTCGTATCAAGGTCATGACCAAGAAAGAAGCACGCATTGAAGTCGATGAGCTCGACCATGCCAGCTTCACCTACGAGTTCTACGAGAACCAAGGGCAGAAGGCTGGGCTTAGCAATGCAGCCAACCTGACCCACAGTGTGGATGCGTACATCCTACGTGCCATGCACCGCCGACTGAACTACGACCGTGAGGTTGTTGAACATGCCGCGGCACTGCTTGAGATCGAAATGGTGTCTCGTCATCTGGGCCAGACCCCAGAAGTTGTAGACCCAGCAGATCCCATCTTTGCGTTCATCGCTCACTACGAGCGCAGCACTGTGGCTGATGTGGTGATCCTGCCCCACCTGACGGCCGAGAACACCTGCTTCCTGTCCAAAGCACACCTCGAGAAGCTGGCTGAGCTTGTCAACAACATGCTTCAGTACCAGCCATTCGAGCTTGTCACCATCCATGACGAGTTCAAAGCTCATGCCAACAACATGAACTGGGTGCGCTATCAGTACAAGGAAATCCTGGCTGATCTGGCCGACAGCAACCTGTTGGACGATCTCCTGAGCCAGATCCACAAGTCTCAAGGCACCTTCCCAAAGTTGTCTCAGAACTTGGGAGATGTCATTCGAAAGTCCAACTACGGACTGTGTTGATCTAAACAGGCGACGTCCCGTCGCTTGGTGATAGGTAGAACTGGGGCTCATCCGAAAGGATGGGCTCCATTTTTTTTTTGTCCAACCCAAAAACTTCTAAACCGATATTCTGACTCGGTCAGAATTTCATTTTTCTACCATACCCAGCCTATAGAAAGAACAAAATGGAAATCACGATCAATCTGGCCATCGAAGAGGCCATCAAGAAAGCAGTCAATGCTGAAGTCCTCGGCCCAGTGGTCGAAAAAGCTGTGTTCGGTGCGGTCAAGTCCGCCATTGAAGATGCCACCGGCTACAGCAGCGAGTTCCGTAAAACCATGGCAGCTCAGCTCAAAGAAGCGCTGCCTCATGGTCTGGGTGTCGATGAGACAGCCAAGTTCCAATTCATCCTGAACAACGCCATGCAGGCCCTGGTGCGTGAAACCAACACAGACACCGTGACCATTGCCATGCGCGAAGCCGTCAAGGCTGTGCTGCCTGAAGTCAACAAGGTAATCAAGGTCACCGAGCTACTGGAAATGGCTCGCGACGGCTTCCATGTTGAAAAGCATGAACCCTTCTATGCCTATTTCGAGGAATCGGAATACGGCGGCGGCACGCTGTTCATGGACAGCGAAGAGCACCCAGGCGGCAGCTACCGCTCCCACCAAGATCGTGAAAGCGTGCGCTATGCAGCGCGCTACCGCCTCGCCTTCAGCAAAGACGGCGAGGTTTACTCCATGCGCATGGACGGCACCGACCTGACCATGACAAAAATCCCCCATGCCATCAGCCATTTAAATTCCACCCTACTTGCTCTCTATGTGGGCAAGTCCGTGATCGAACTCGACTGTGATCAAGACGACGTTGAATACGCCGCCCAAGCTCAATATGACTGAAAAAGACCTGACCCAAATGTCCCTCGATGACCTCAAAAAGGAAGTCACCGGGGGCAAGATCCGCATCCATCCCCAAACCACCCTCGACTTCGAAGCCCTCGATGTGGCTGTCGAGCAGTACGAGGAAGCGCAGCGCAACAAGAAGCTACGTGAATGGTTGATTTACCAAGCACCTCCAGGTGTCTATGACCTGTTCATCAAGGAACGGGAAAAGCAAGTCCAGCTCATGATTCAGCGCAGCAAATATGCCACTGGTGTCTGGACATTGTTGTGTCTTTTCATGGTTGGTCTTGCTGCTTACCAGATCTATCAAGCCTGGAAGTTCACTGCACCATGAAAACCATCCTCATCACCATCGCCTGCACAGTGTTAACCACCACATTGCTGCTCGCTGCAGTGACCTTTTACTACGTGTCTCAGAAGCCAAAGACATACACCTGCCAGAAACTGGAGGACATATGAGCAAAACCTTAAACGAGCTGATTGCCAAGTGCAGCAGTCTTGAAACTCTGGCCCACCGCGCTTTGCTTGCCCTGGACGAAGACGACTTCCCTGAACTCCGTCAGGAGCTCCGTGATGCCCTCGACATCAAAACAAGAAACTCTGTAACCCTGACGCTTGAAAACTTCCCACCTCTTGAAGATCTCCAATACATGCTGGCTGAAGTGGATGCAGACGAGCTGCCTCTTCTAGAAGAAGACGATGAGCCAGAAGATGAAATCTGCTCTGGTTGCAGCGGCTCAGGAGAAGGCATGTACGACGGCGCCACATGCACCAAATGCCACGGCTCAGGAATTGAGCCCGTGGAGAAAGACGATGACCTATGACCTGTAAAGCCAAACAAGAAAACAACGGAGTGTGTCCACACCATAACCTGCAATGTGGGTGGCCTAAATGCAATGAGTTAGAGCAGGAGCCTGTGGCGTGGGTTCCGTATTTGAGCGACCGTGCCGATGGCGTAAAAGGCCATTACGCAATTGCAAGATGGAACCCAAGGGGTTACCGCGAAGTGTGGAATCTTCGCCGCCACGAGTGGGGGGCTTACAGCGATGATGTTTTGAGTCTTGAAGAAGCTGATACTTTGCTTCGGCTCATCACGATCCCAACACGCAAAGTCACATCCCCGCAGCCACCACAGCGCAAGCCGCTGACGGATGAGTGGATTCCAGTTACACAAGCCTTGCTCAACGAGCAGCATGGCTGGCTTTACAAGCCTATGTGGATTGCCATGCCAAACGGCCATGTTTGCACAGGCTATTACGAATGGCGGCAAGGCCGATGCCCTGACCGCTTTATTACAGACGACCTTGGTGACATGGACGCGTTTTCTGCATCGCACGTCATGCCACTGGTTAAGCCAAAAGCGCCATCAATCGAAGCCGCCCACGGCATTAAGGAGTAAGGCGTGATCAAAACAGTCCTCGCACCTGGTGCACCTTGGCCTGTCCATGCGCTTGAAGTGCCTTTGCCTGAAAAACCCAAAGTTCAGCCAAAGCCCAAAGCAAAAACCAAGCCAAAAAAGAAACCTAGCAAGATCGCCAGAACCAACCTCAAATACCTTGAGTGGGCTGGAAAGAATCTAGAAAGTGCTCTATGAAGAAATATCTCGACCTGCTCGCTTACCCGATCGCAGTGCTGACCTGCTACATCCTGATGGCCTTTGCCAATTGGGATCGTGACCCAGGTACCTGGGATTGGAAAGCCAGAGCTCTTTGGATCATCTGGGCACTGGCCTGGGGCTTTGCCCTGAGCCTGCGCATCAGAACCAACAAGGAATTCACATGAACAGAATGAACCAACCCAGCCCCAAATGTAAACACGACTGGGCCACAGACAAGGCCTATCCCTTCCCTGCTTTCCGTTGCACCCGCTGCAATGAGTCCAAGCAGTTCCCTGAAGTCAAAGTAAAGAAAGCCAAATGACCCATGACACCGTTGTACCTCAAGTTCAGCAGCTACGCAGCTGACATTCACCCCTGCAATAAGTTTGTAGTTGATTTCACTGCTGAGAAACTGCTCGACATCATTGGTTGTTGCCACTTCCACGAGCCTTTAACCGTCACTGAAGCCATGGAGCTCCAGGAGATTGGCTCTCCAGCAACCATTCACCGCAAGCTCGACGATCTTCTGACAGCCGGCCTCATCTGGCATGAGCAAGTCGGAGACGATCGACGCACCAAATACCTTCGACTCACAGCCAAAGCCATTGGTTACTACGCTTTGCTGAGCGAAGCCATGGTCAATGCCAGCTTAGAAAGGACTCAATCATGACTGTCAAGATCCTGAACGACGAATCCAAGAACTTCATCGCTGCTGCCTACCGTGAACGAGTATATGACTCCGAAGAACTGGCTCAGCGCTACTTCGTCTCCAAACGGACCATTCAGCGAGTCCTCGTTGAAATGGGTGTCAACCGCGTGCGCAAGTATCGCGGCCGCAAGGCTGATCCTACCCAGATGCCCATCCAGATGTTTGAGCCTGACAGCCAGGACATCCAGATTCCTGAGACTCCTGCACCGACCCTGTCTGCTCCGCTTCAACCACCAGAATCTTTGATGGCTCGCCTGTGGGCCCACATCAAGTTCTGTGCTTCCTACCCCTTCAAATGAACCACGTTGCCATTTCCCAGCCGCCCATCCGGGCGGTTCCTATGGGCCTCTTTCCCACATTGGGAAGCCTGCAGGAGGTCTTTGATCTCGCAGATTCCCAGCTCCCCATCACCGACAAGAACAAGCTTTTCAGCTTGCTCTGCACCTACCACAACACTCTCCTGAAAGTTTCTGCATGTCACTCCAAACCATAGATCGCATTCGACGTGCGATGAATATCTTTGCCACGAGCGAAGCTGAAATCCGTCCTCACTTCATCGTGACGGGTCCTAGTGGCTCTGGCAAAAGCCACACCATCCAGGCCCTAGCCGAAGAACTCGATCTGAATTACTTCGAGATCAACGCGGCCAGCCTGACCAAGGAAGGCACGTCTGGTAACAGCGTCTCCAAGGCCCTGACCCCTGTCCTGCAATCAGCTGGCCAACCCATGATTTGCTTCGTCGACGAGTTCGACAAGCTTTTCATCAGCGGCAACTCCAACAGCTCATTGGCTCATGAAACCACCAACGGTGTGCAGAACGAATTCCTTAAGGTACTTGAAGGCACCGCTTCTGTCTATGGCGATTTCGGCAAGTACGTGAACGTCAAGACCGACAACGTGCTGTTCGTCTTCGCTGGCGCTTTCAACGGAGAAGAGAATATCGATCTCGATCGCCTGCGAGAGTTCGGCATCAAGACCGAATTCCTTGGTCGTGTTGGCTTGGCTTATGGCCTGTCCAAAGTCACGCTCGAGGAAATGAAAAATATCCTCGAAAACAGCAAGCTCTTGGAGAAATACCTGAGCCTGTTCCCTGATGTGGCCAAGATCGACGTAGTCGACCTCATCATGGGCATCCTCGCTGAGAACTACGAGAAGAACACCATCGGTGTTCGCATGATCAACACGCTCATCCATCAATACTTCATCGAAGGTGGTATCACCAAGAAAGAAGCCAAAAAGACGAGCTTTCAAAAAACCCTTTCCCTCAAATAACCCATGCAAGTCAAAATCTCTCAAGCAGTGCCTATGGTCACTGATTTCATCAAGGCTGGAATCGTTCCCATGATTCACGGCTCCCCTGGTATTGGCAAAAGCCAGATCGTCCACCAAATTGCTGAGGCCCATGGCCTGAAGCTCGTGGACATGCGCTTGAGCCAATGCGATCCCACTGACCTTGCTGGCTTTCCCCAGATCGATGCAGCACGCGGCAAAGCAGGCTACCTGCCCATGGATACCTTCCCTCTTGAAGGTGAGGCTCCACCCACTGGCTACAACGGCTGGCTGTTGTTCTTCGATGAAGCCAACTCAGCTCCTAAAGCGGTGCAAGCAGCGGCTTACAAAATCCTCTTGGACCGCATGATTGGTCAGCGCAAGCTGCACAAGAACTGCGCACTCGTCGCTGCCGGCAACTTGGAATCTGACGGCGCCATCGTCGAAGAAATGAGCACAGCGTTGCAATCACGCTTGGCTCACATCGAGCTCACGCACGATGCCGACGCCTGGGTGGAATGGGCTCAGTTAAACGGTGTGAACCACAAGATCACCGACTTCATCAAGTTCAAACCTGGCCAGCTCTACACGTTCAAGCCAGACCACAATGACAAGACCTATGCGTGCCCACGCACCTGGGAATTTGCCAACCGTGTGTTGAACGTCACCGATGAAGGCTCGCCTGCACGCTTGCCCATGTTGGCCGGCACCTTGAGTGAAGGCGTGGCTCGTGAGTTCCTCACCTTCTGCAAGATCTACGAGAGCCTTCCCAAGCCCGCTGCCATCATCGCTGCTCCTGACACCATCAAAGTGCCAGTGGAACCATCGATTCTGTACGCGTTGACTGGCTCCTTGGCTCACAACGCAACTGATCAGAACTTCACCTCCATGATGAAGTTCATTTCTCGTTTGCCTGTGGAATTCCAGGTGGTCACCATGCGTGAAACCATCCGTCGCAACAAGTCTATGATGAGCCACGCTGCTGTGCAGAAGTGGGTCACAGAGTCTGCGACCAAGCTGTTCTAAACAAGCCACCTTCGGGTGGCTTTTTTCTGAAAGTCTCTATGTTTGAATTCTTCAAAAAACTCACCAAGCGACCCTCTGCTGAGGTGCTCGCTCAGGAGAGTCTCGAGGAAGCACGTCGCTGCTACCTCACGTCCAAGGCTTCGGCCGAATATCACGCCAAGATGGCTGAGTACTACTTGAACGTCGAAGATCGACTGACCAAGTACCTCGCCACCAAACGATAAATCAAACTGAGCCCATGGGGCTCGATGCCCTATGACTCATCAACTCACTCCTCAAGACGCCCTGAACAAAGCCAAGATTGCTCTCATGAGCAAGGCTGACTCGGCGTTCTTCACCACCCTTGCCTTCAGCCTGATTCACGAATTCAGTGATCAGGTGCGCACCGCTGCCACCAATGGTAAGCGAATCAAATACAACCCCGAGTTCTTCATGTCCTTGGACAACGAAGAGCGCGTGTTCCTGATGCTGCACGAAGCCATGCACTGCGCATACCTCCACATGGAGCGCACTGCCGGCCGTGACCATGGACGCTTCAACATCGCAGCTGATCACGTCATCAACCTCCAGTTGAAAGATCGTGGTTTCAAGATGCCCGAATGCGGCATCGCTGACGATGATTACAGAGAGCTCTCCACCGAGCAGATCTATGACCTCTTGCCTGAGAACCCAAACGGCGGTGGATCGAGCAACGTCCCAGGCTTTGGCAACGACCTTGAAGAGCCTGAGGGAGGCAACTCCCCAGAAGCCCAAGAGCAGCTCCGTCAGGACATGCAAGACATCTTGGTGCGTGCCGCTCTCCAATCGCGAATGGCGAATGACAAACCGGGTTCGATCCCCGGCGACATTCAGATCTTCCTGGATCGGTTGCTCAACCCCAAGCTGCCATGGCAGCGGATCCTGCAGAAGTACCTGAACGCGTTCTCCAAGAACGACTACAGCTTCAAAAAACCGAATCGTCGATTCTTTCCCGACCACTACTTGCCCAGCATGTATGGCGAAAACCTGATCGACTTCGCAGCATTCGCCGATATCTCTGGCTCAGTGACTGACCATGAATTCCATGTTCAGGTTTCTGAAACAGCCGGGATCATGCGCATGATGAAGCCAAAGCAAATCCTCTTTGGCCAGTTCGATACCGAAATCAAATCGGTCGAAAAGATCAACGACTTGCGCGACATGTCGAAGATCCAATTCACCGGCCGTGGTGGTACGTGCATTGAGCCCGTCATCGAATGGGCTAACAAAAACAAACCACAGCTCCTGATGGTGTTCTCCGATGGTGACTTCAATTTCCCTGAAGTTCAAACCAAGGTGCCCACCATCTGGCTCGTCTACAACAACCCCAACTTCACGGCACCTTTTGGCAAGGTGATTCACTATGAAATCCAAAACAAAGACTGACATCTTCGAAGCCATTGCCAAAGTCAATGCCAAGAAAGAGCCCAATCATTTCATCATTGAGCTCTCCTATAACAAGAAGCTGGTGTTACCTCACGACGCCGGCGTGGCCTTCATCAACGCATTGAAAGATGCGGAATTGATGACCGATGACTACGGCAAGGATCCGTGGATTGGGCCCTTGGATAAGGACTCGATCCGCGTGGCTTCCTTGGCCCATGCGCATTACGAAGACATCAAAGTCGCAGCCCTACTCAAAATCTCGCTTCAAGACCTTCATGAGGCGAGAAGCGGTACCCCTCAAAGAGACCCTTCATTTGTATGACCCTCGCCACCATCACCCTCACTGAGGACCAACAAAGTGCCCTAGACGCCTTTCATAAATTCCTGCTCGATCCGATTGAGCAAGTGTTTGTGCTCAGCGGCTACTCGGGCTGTGGCAAGTCCACGTTGGTTCGAACCATCATTGATGAAGTCCCTGGCTTCATCCGCGCGGCAAAGCTCATCGATCCGTCCACCAAGGACTACACAATCGAGCTCACTGCCACCACCAACAAGGCGGCAGAGAACCTGGGCCAGATCACTGGCCACATGGCAGGGACGATTCATTCGTTCCTGGGACTGCGCGTCAACACCGACTACAAGACCGGTGTGACGACGCTCACCCCACGCCGTGGGGCCATGCCGTTGGAAGGCTATCTGCTCTTCATCGACGAGGCCAGCTACGTCGACAAGCAGCTGCTGCAGATGATTTTCCAGCTCACTCGTGACTGCAAGATCGTCTTCATCGGCGACCCTGCGCAACTGACTCCAGTGAAGGCGACGAGCACACCCGTGTTCGATGCCAACTTCACTGGGGCCATGCTGAGCACTGTGGTTCGACAAGCCGAAGGCAACCCCATCGTGGATCTCTCCACGAAGTTTCGCCACACCGTGAACACCGGGGAGTTCTTCAGCTTCAAGCCAGACGGCAATGCCGTCGTCTATCTGCAGCGTGACCAGTTCAACCAAGCCATCGAGCAAGAGTTCACTCGAGCCGATTGGAAGTACCAAGACTCCAAGGTCTTGGCCTGGACCAACAAATGCGTGATTGGCTACAACCACTTCGTGCGCAACTCGGTCAAGGGTGATCCGCACTTTGCCGTGGGTGACTACGCAGTGGTGAATTCCTTCATCACCGTGGGCCAAGGCAAGAGCTTCAAAACAGACCAGCTCGTTGCCATCACAGGCATCGGCCCGGACGTCGAACACCGCGACGTGATGGGCAAGTGGTACACCTTGGAAAACGATGCAACGTGCTTCATGCCCAACCACCTGGCAGAGAAGAACAAACGCATTCGTGAAGCCAAGGCGAATAACGAGTTCACGCTCGTAGCCGAGATCGAAAGCCAGTGGATTGATTTGCGTGCAGCCTATGCGTGCACAATTAACAAGGCCCAAGGCTCGACTTTCGATCGCGTGTTCATTGACCTCGATGACATCCGTCGTTGCAACTCGGGAGACCAAATTGCACGAATGCTTTATGTCGGCGTAAGCCGCGCAAGACACCAAGTTTTCCTCACAGGGGATCTGGTGGCTTGATCACCAACCCTTTGAGTAAATCATGGAACAGCTTCAATTCGATCCTCGCACCAAAGCGATGGTCAAAGACTCTCTCTACGAGTTTCTCTACGGCCCCGTCCAGAGGAGTTACCAAACTCGCCTGGACAGCCTGATCATTCGCAACACGATTGCAGGTGGGCACCCCACCAAGTCCTTTCACTACCGCGGTAATCAATACCAATGCGAAGGCGGCACCCGGCCGCCCCGTGGCTGGAACAAGTTGATGCCACAGTTCAAGGACGAGATGGATGCCCTGCTGGCCGAGTTCTCTGACATCAACAACAGAGAGCTCCCCTTCGTCATTGGCTACATCGGTCAAGTCCTCAATTCGTCCAACAGCTTCATGGACTACCTCCGTTTGTTTCCCGACTCGGTCCACCAACCAATCAGGCAAATCATGGAGACCTGTCCGTGCTGCTCGCAGCAATTGAGCGATGAGAAAGTCGAAGAGCTCATCAACAAGCACCAGAGCGCCATCACTATGATGAAGCACCGTATGGTCCAAAACCTGCTCTACTAATATGCGTCACATCATCTTCAATCAAGCCAACAGCAGTGGCAACTTCAGTGTTGCTCTGCTGATCAAGGGCTCCGCCTTCAATGGACAGGAGCTGCGTATCAACTACGTTCAGCCCCTCGTCGATCGAGGCGTCGCTGAAGAGGAAGTGATCGCTTTCACGCTCAAGTACGACGAGAACGGCAAGGCCACGGCCAAGACGATCAAGGAGTACCTCGCCAACTTGCTGCCAGCACTCGACAGCATTGGCACCAAACACCTGCTGGTAGCAGACGGTAACTACTTCAAGATCCTCACGGGGCAAGGCAAAGCCGAGCCTCACATGGGTTACGTGCTTCCTTGCAAGATCAAGGGCTTCGAGCACATGAACGTGGTGCTGAGTCTCAACTACCAGCAGCTGATCTACAACCCCTCGCTGAATCAAAAGCTCGAGCTCAGTGTGCACACACTGGCTTCGAGCATCAGCGGGAACTACCAAGCCATCGGCACCAACATCATTCACAGCGCGCAGTACCCAGAGACCTACTCTGAGATCAAAGCTGCGCTGGAATTTCTGTTGACCAAGCCAGACCTCACCTGTGACATCGAAGGCTTCTCTTTGCGCTTTGACAAGGCAGGCATCGCTACGATTGCCTTTGCCTGGGACAAGCACAACGGCATCGCCTTTCCTTGCGATTGGCATTCCATCGACCCTGCATTCATGCAAGGGTTCGGTGAGTACGTTCGCAACGATGCGGTGCGTGCACTGCTGCGCAACTTTTTTGAGACCTACACCGGCGCCCTAACTTTCCACAGTGCAACCTATGACGTCAAAGTCATGATTGCAACGCTGTGGATGAGCAGCTGGCTCGATACGAAGGGTCTGCTTCGTGGATTGGAAATCCTCACCCGGGACTTCCATGACACCAAGATCATCGCGTACCTAGCCACCAACTCCACGGCCGGCAATGTGCTGGGCTTGAAGTCACTGGCTCACGAGTTCGCAGGCAACTGGGCGGTGGAAGTCTCTGACATCCGCAAGGTGCCGCTGAAGGATCTGCTGCAGTACAACTTGGTCGACGCACTCTCCACGCACTACGTGAAGGAGAAGTACTACCCGATCATGGTGCACGATCAGCAAGAGGATCTCTACAAGGGTCTCATGCTGGGTAGCCAGAAGTTGATCATTCAGATCGAGCTCACCGGTATGCCGATGAGTCGAACCAAGATCCAAATCGTCAAGGAACGTCTCGAGGAAATCCAGCTCGAGAACGTGATGAAGATCAACAGCAACAACACCATCAAAGCGCTCAACTTGCTCTTGCAAGACACCGCATGGAACAAAGACTATGAGTCACGCAAATCCAAGGCCAAAAATCCAGGGAAGATTCTTCCGAAAAATCGGTCAGTCTTCGATGACATTGAATTCAATCCTAATTCTGGCCCTCAGCTTCAGCGGCTCTTATATGAGCAGATGGGTTTGCCAGTCATCGACTACACCGACACGAAGCAACCTGCCACGGGAGCAGAGACGATCGAAAAACTGATCCACCACACAGACGTTCCTGAATACAAGGAAATTCTGGAAGGCTTGATTGGCTACGGCAAGGCCACCAAGGTCTTGTCCACGTTCATCCCTGCATTCGAGGAAGCGCTGTCGAAAGACAGCAGCGACATCGTGTGGCTGCACGGCTCGTTCAACTTGGGCGGTACTGTCTCGGGTCGTTTGTCTTCGAGCGATCCGAACATGCAGAACATCCCAGCGAACTCCATGTACGGTAAGCTCATCAAGGAGTGCTTTGTCTCTCCTCCTGAGTGGCTCTTCGGTGGTGCTGACTTCAACTCGCTTGAAGACTACATCTCCGCATTGACGACCAAGGATCCAGCCAAGCTGGCTGTGTATGAACAAGGCTTCGACGGGCACTGTCTGCGCGCTGCTTACTACTTCAAGGACCAGTGTCCTGACATCGATCCGACTGACCCTGTGTCCGTCAATTCGATGAAGAAGAAGTACCCAGAGCTCCGACAAGAATCGAAGAGTCCTACCTTCGCGCTGACCTATCAAGGCACTTGGCATACCCTGGTGAACAACTTGGGCTTCGATGAAGAGAAAGCCAAGAGCATTGAGAAGGGCTACCACGATCTCTACAAGGTCTCGGATCAGTACATCCAAGATCGCTTGAAACAAGCGGCCCAAGATGGCTACACCGAGGTTGCCTTTGGCCTACGTGTTCGCACACCGTTGCTCAAACAAGTGGTGTATGGAGCGAAGGGGATGCCCTACGAAGCTGCTGCCGAAGGTCGCACTGCCGGCAATGCCATGGGCCAGTCCTATGGCTTGCTGAACAACCGTGCAGCGCTCGAGTTCATGCAGAAGGTTTGGGCTTCGCCCTACCGCTATGACATCAAGCCAGTGGCTCTGATCCATGATGCGATCTACATCCTGATGCGCAATCACATCGATGTGGTGGAGTTTGCCAACCGTGAGCTCATCGCTTCCATGCGTTGGCAAGAGCTACCCGAGATCCAACATCCGACGGTCAAGCTTGGTGCGGCACTGGACCTGTTCTATCCAGACTGGGCCCATCCCATTACGCTACCCAACGATGCGGATCAAGCCGCTATTTTCCAAACCTGCGCAAAGGAGGCAGCATGAAACGCTACCCCGTCGGCAGCGACAACCTCGGCTGGAGCCGCCATTACCAGAAGCTGTACAACCAGACTCTGCGTGAATCGGCAGCACACCTAGCCATCTGGTACCTGTTGCTGCATCACATGCACAACGACTAAACCCAAGGCCCTTCGGGGCCTTTTTCTTTATGTCCAACTACCCACACATCACTGACATCACGTTGTTCTACCAAAGTGCCGATGGAAGACATCGAGTAGCCACTTACAAGAGTCCACATGGCAACGATGAGTGGGATGCGAACGACTGGCTACGCGTTGTCTGTGCAACGCCTTTTGTGCGGGCCACTTGGCTCCGTCTAGAGGTCACCAGAGACCGCCCACAAATCCGAAAAGTGTTTACAAGCCCTTTGTATAAAACACTTCAACTCATCAATCCACCAGAAAGAGAACCATGCGATTAACCAACTTCCTACGCGACGCCTTCGTGCGCGCAGTCATGCACGATGTGCCTTCCATCAACTATGAAGAGCAAGCCCACAAGCTTGCTCGTGACCACATCCGTGCGATGTTCAAAAAGGAATTTCCAGACACGGACTACGACAAGGCATGCGAGTCTGAGTGGTTCAACTCTGGTTCAATCAACTTGCCTTATGGCATCTCCGGCATTCACGTCAAGTGCATGACCGCCTGGGGCATGTTGAAAAACGAAGAGAAGATCTGGGCCAAGCTCGAAGCACTAGGCGAGAAGAAAAAAGAGCAAGAGAAAACGCTCAATGCACTCGAGTCTCGCTTGAGAGGGGTGGCTTATGCCTGCACCACACGCAAGCAACTCGAAGAAGCCCTGCCTGAATTCAGTGCGTACCTGCCTGAAGAGGAAGCCAAAGCAGCCAAGACATTACCTGCAGTGGCCAACGTGCTGTCTGAGTTCGTGAAGGCCGGTTGGCCAAAGCAAAACGCCGGCAAGATTGCCGCGGCAAAAGCAGCGCCATGACCTCAGTAGTTGATCGTGTTGACCATCTGGTCACGCAATACGTCTGGGCATTAGAAAATGATTCGAAAGTCGTACCCGGTCTTCAAGAAAAAATTCGAGACGGGCACTTTCGAGATTTCTCTGCTGCCATTAAAACAATCATCCTGCCTATTCGTCGACTCATTGGCGATGACGATTTGCTCGTGTGGGAGCTTGCCTACATCTACATGGAAACTTGGTTTCGTCTAGGTGGGTACGGCAAAGCTTTGACAACCAGTTCGGGAAACCGAGTCTGGAAAGAATGTGTAGAAAGCCTCAACATCGTGGGCTTGCACTACACCGATCGCGGTGTCCGCACTCTTCCTAAATCAACCACTAACCCCTGTGCTGAGATCGCTATCAGCCAACCACAACCTTGTGTACTGGCCGAGCCAGAGAAAGAAATTCCCGTGTCTAAAAAGATCATCATTGCCAATGTGACTTTCATCAACAACGTCGACGTCACCACCATGAACGACGCACAGTTGATCGATGCCATCAAAACCATTGAAGCAGAAATCGCTGACCTCAAGGCCGTCAAGACTAAGAGCGCAAAGATCGCTGCCAAGATTGCTGAAGCTCAAGAGACCTTAACCAAGGTCGTTGAGATTCTCGACGGTCGTCCATAAAAAAAGCCCTCCGAAGAGGGCTTTCTCAAATGAGCTCGTGGATTACCACTTGCTCATTTTCATGAGGCCATGCTCCATGGCTTCCTCAGCAGCAGACTCGCCGCTGTCCAAGAAGCGCAGCTTGTAGCAAGTGCTTGCGCACAGTGCAGTCAAGCCGTCATGGATGTTCTCAAGAGCAGTCTCACCCTTGCAGCAAGCTGCACGGTTCTGCTTGAGCCATTGACGAAGCGCTTCGATCCAATCACAGGCTTTACCCGTGGGCAATGAGAGCCCTGGGTATTCCGTAATCAAACCAAACATGCCCTGATAAGTCTCGGCGAAGTCATCGGCAATGCCGACGATCTCGTCATAGAACTCGTTCAGAGCTTTGTGTTCCGCATAGGAACGGGTTTGCAGGTGTGCCACGTGCGCCGCAGTGCGGGCGTGGAAACATCGCATGATCATTTCACCAGTTGACATAGGGGATCCTTTCGAAAAGACCCCTGTATTTTAGGACCAATCATGGACAAATCCCACGTAGGCATGGGTCATTACATTTGCCCCGTCTGTGGCAAAAACCACGGCGAAGAGGTGCTCATCAACCGCTTCTTGCGGCCGACATTGACCCGAAACGAATTCCTCGGCTACGACATGTGCGAAGAGCATAAAAAGCTCTGCCATGACGGCTACACGGCCTTAATCGAGGTCGCCAACCAGCCTAAAAGCTTCACCGACGCTGTGCGCACTGGCAACATCGCCCACGTGAAAAACACGGTCTGGGAGCACATCTTCAACATGCCGCTGCCTGACAAGGGTATGGCTTTCGTTGAAGTCGGTGTATTTACCATGCTTCAACAGAAAGTCGAAGACGCATCCATCATGCACCAAGCAGAGCTTTATGGCCACTGACGCCTTCCTTACGGAAGATGAGGTTCGCATACTCAAATTCATGGAACTCCTTGATTCAGAACCAACGGAATAAATATGGCAATACACCCCGATTTTGTTCAACAAGCCGACGCTACCCTTCGTGAACTAATGCTCGTTCGAGACCTCGCCGCAGCCAATGGCAAGCTTGAGGCATGGTGTGCTCTCTACACGAACGGGCTGATGCTCAAGTTCAGGGCCATGAGACATGCTCCAAGCCACCCGAAACCTCCACCAGCTGCAGCGTGAAGGCGTGGCCTACGAGGTGCCTTCCGAGGGCACCCACGTCGTCGTGCGCACTGTCAACGAGACCATCCACTTCTGGCCGTCAACCTGTCGGTGGTGGATCGTTGGTTCGTCAACCAAGCGGGGCGGGATCGTCCGCCTCATCAAGTACGTCAAGGGCAAGCAACGGCCTGCAATTCCTGCAATTGGCCAATTCTGGCCCTAGAAAAATCAATGACTTAGCTCGCTTCTAACTCCGTGCCTATTGCATGAAGTTTGCGCGCTACGGCCTTGATTCCAAAGGTGTAATTCCCGGCAAGCAAGCTGTCTACGAACCAAGGGGTCGTGGGTTCGAATCCTGCCAGCCGCACCAATAAACGTAGCAAAATCAAGGGCTTGGGTCTTCGGACTCAGGCCCTTTTTCTTTGGTCTCTGCAATAGATGACCATCTCTGCAATTGAAAGTTCCCCATGATCCAAGAACACCTACGCACCCTTGCCTTTAACTGCGGCGGCAAGGCCCACACCGAAGGCCCCATGCGCGCTGTGACCGGCGTGACGCTCACATGGGCCCAGCTGACCAAGTTCGCTGAAGCCATCAAATCTGGCCGACACACTTGCTCATCCCTCTGCCACCCAGAGGAGCCTTGCATGTTGACCGCTACGGGCACCTGCCCCAATGGAGACGTGCGATGAGCAACTACGACCTTAAGTTCTGGATCTTCGTCTTCGTCCTGTTCTTCCTCTTCCAAGGTGAACCTGACGTCTGGGACTACCTGCGTGCCCGCACCGGCCTGACCGTGGAGGGCTGCAGCAAATGATCTCCACCTGGATCCTCGTGGTCTTCCTCACCAGCTCTACCAACAGTGCTGCCGGAGGACCCTTCATCATCGAAAACATCATCAACCAAGACGAGTGCTTGCGTGTGCAGGAAGTTGTTGAGCGTCGTCTCAGAGCTCCCCGCGCGCTGTGCATCGAAGTCAGAAAGACCAAGCCATGACCAAAATCAAACACCTCCCCAGCCAGACCTACGAACCCTACGTGCCCAGTAAGGCTCAATTCGTTCGCCCAGGCGGCATGGATGCCTACGAGCTCCCTTCCCGCGTCGGTGACCAGCGTCACCCCTACAAGCCGCCATCCAATGGCTGCGTAGGTGTGCTGAAGGACCGTACCTCTCACACTGGCCAGTACCAGGAGAACAGGACTGGTCGATGAGGATCGTCAAGCAAAAACTTAACCGACAAGGTAAAGAAGAAGTCACCGTGGTTCTCGAGCCAGGTGACAAGCTCATGTGCTTCCGTGACGACCGGTACTTCCGTCTCGGGGGTCAAGTCGATGAAGTGATGGCAGGCCACGTCATCACCGAGTCTGAGCACGTCGTCTGGTGCTCCATCGAGCAACGGTGGGTGGCATGAGCCTCATTGCACCCATGTCCCCCGAAGAAGCCAGTGCCATCAAGGCCGGTGAGACGCTCTACGTCGAGAAGATCACCGTCCATGGCACCTACAAGAGCGGCGTTCAGTTCGTTCGTGAGTACCCCGCGGGAATTCACTTGAACCAACTGGACCGCATCTTTCTCAACTACGGTATCGAGTACCCAGACCCCATGGCTGAGGACCTCGATCCCAGAACACACTGACCATCATGAAGCCCATGACACTCAGGTTGTTGCCTGTGGGCTTCGACTTCTACCTGCTGCGCACCGGCCAGCGATTCAAGCTGATCTCTGTGGGGCCATCCGCCATGGGTGGCTACAAGTACAACGTGCTGCAAGAAGGCCATACCCGCGGTACCACTCTGCACCATTCCTGCCAGATCAAGCCGGTCATCCGTGCACAGGACCGTGGGGCTCGTTCTGCGGCCCTACAGCAGGCCAAAATCGCTCGCCAAGGGCATCGGTACCTCTGGAACGAAATGCACGTCATAGCGCTCGAAACCGGAGCTCGGGTGAAGGTTCTGGCCTTTGTTCAACAGGAGCCTTGGTCGGAGTTCACCACCTTCGTCAATGCGGCTGATTTGCAGCCCCTGCCGATGGCGTACTTCGGAAACCAAGTGCCTCAATGAAAAGGGCCCCGTAGGGCCCTTGTCTTCATGCTGCGCAACTTAGGTTGCCACAGACTTCCATGGCTAGGTCAGTATGGTGGATTCGATCATCCAGACCGATGAGGCCACCGTTGACTGCCTTGGTCAGGCCTACCCAATCCTTGCGCTGAGCGAGCTCATTGCACTTGTGGGTGGACCAGTACCAGCCAGCAGTCTTCAAGCCCCACTCTGGTGTGCGGACAAGATCCGGGTTGCGGACAAAGTCCACGCCCAAGGCCTTGCCGGCATGGAAGAAATTCGCAGCACCGGTGAGTTGAATGTTGCCAGAGCCACGGTACAGCCAGCCGTCCCCTGACTTTTCATCGCGGTTGCCCATGCGGCCACCGTAGATGCGTGAAGCAATGCGTTCCGGGTGACCCTGGTACTTCATGGCTTCTTCCAACGACTCAAAGCCCCAGAGGCGCTTTGGTGTCTTGGGAAACATCTTGAAGAGCGTAGCTCCACGGTAGCGGAGGTCTTCCTCGAGCTTCGTGAAGTTGCCACTCTCATGACCGCACTGCGCAATGAACGCTGCCTGCTGGATAGGCGTGTCAATGTGGAAGAGCTGAAACGTCTCGTTCATGGCACCCGCCAGAGCGGGATTGATCTTCAGTTTTTTCAGTTGTTCAGCGGTGACCATTGGCCATCTCCCTCACTTGGTTGTAGGCGTCGATACAGGCGTTGAGCTGAACGATGGCTCGGTCTCCGTCGGCTGCGATTTGAGCAATAAGTCGGAGAGTCTCTCGGTCAGATTCGGTTTGACCTTGATCCCGATCGCTGGCGGCAGGGGTGGGATTTCCATTGGCTTGTACGCAACTTGTGGGCTTGAAGCGCACCCGCCCAGAGCTGATAGCGCGATCAAGAGCAGTTTGCTTTTGAGTGATTGCATCATTGGCTTCTTTCAATTGAATCGTTGTTTGATCGAGTTCGGCGCGCACCGCGCTTTCGCGCTCACGCGCCTCCTCGTTCTTCGCGGAAATCTCCGACTGCATTTCTAGGTCCCTTAAGGCATAGCCGACATGGTGGCCGTAGAAATAGACAGTTAAAGCGGCAGTGATACACCCCAGAATAATCCAGGGGCTCTTCAGTAGCTTCAGGATGGTCAACATCATTGGGCTCGCTGTTCTGCTCTTGCGTGTGCGAGGTCATGGAGATCTTCCTCAGGCTCGCGGTGATCCGCAGGTGTCGTGGGAGGTGGGGGTGGTGTCCAGTTCTCATCGAGTTGAGGGTTGGTCCAGCCCATCCAATTCCAGTCCGGCATTACGCTTGGCTTTGGGGCCTCAGCTACCGGTTCGTTTGGGGCTACCACTCCAGGGACAGAAGCCACGGCTGCTGCAGCTTGCGGCGCCAACACGGGAGCCACCTTGTTGGCAATCATCTCTGATGCCTTCTTTGCCACGCGCATACCGATGAGGGTAGTGATAGAACCCGTCATCAACAGCACGATGTCGTTGAGCATCTTGGTGTATGCCATGTCGATCGGAGCCATCGTTTTAAGAGGCTGCTGAACGAACGTCACGGAATAGAGCATGGTGAAAACCAAGCCACCAAAGACAAGCATCACGATGCAAACCACGAAGGCCCACACCATGACTTCACAGAATGCGATCAGCTCTTCAGTTGTTTGGAACAGAGCTCGAGGGGGTTGTTGTTGGTTCAACTTTTTTCTCCAGGACAGGTGCTACTAGGTACTCAGGACAGTCCTGGGTAAACAAGCAATCGGGTTTTTGACAGCGCTTCGCACTGAAGTTTTTGGGATCCTGACAGTAATACCGATAGCGGTCTTCACAGGCCGTCACCAGTAGTACCAGCAGAGCTAGGTACAGCAGCTTTTTCATTCTTGCCTTTCATCAATAAATCATCAATCTCCCTGCGCATTTTCCGCAGCTCTTTGGCTTCGGATTTTATTTCGGCCCGCATCCACTTTGTCTCGATGTAAGCCAAGAAAGAAACCACTACGAATACGACGATGGCAACGTATATGAGGACTCTTCCCAAAAGCGCGAGCGTGCCGAGTGTTGGATTCGCAAATCCCACATTATTCCCAGCACTATTACCGACAGTATTGCCGTAGCTATTACCTGCACCCAGATTTCGATTCGGTGGTTTCTGCGTAGCCATTGTCGAGCTTCCTCATCTCTCTGCTGCTTCTTTTTAAGCATCCGGTCGAACTCTTGTTCTTCCAGAATTTGTTCGTACATGCTCAAGAAACGGCTGTAGATGTCACGCAGCTCGCGTGGTGCATACACCATTGCTTCCCTGATCTGCACCGACATGTTCTCGAGCTGTAGCTCGATCTCAACGCGGTCGATCGCACTGTCTTCGATTGTCGTCGTGGTTTTGGAGATTTCCTCCAGCTCCAGACAATAGGCCCGTAGATTCCGACGAATCTCAAAAAAGGTCTTCAGCTGCTCGCAGACCGCATGAATGGCATGGGTCTGATATTCCTCGTAGCTGAGCTCTTCAACGGGCTCTGATTTTTTCTTCTTCTTGACTACCGGGGCAGGGGCTTCAGGCTTGGGAGTGTCAGCAACAGGTTGCTGTATCTCGACCTTCTTCTGAGAACCCTGCCCAAATAAACCAAGAAGCCACGACCACAGGCCAGTGACTTCTTTGTAGATGGCTTTGGCATCGCCAATGCCTTGTTCGACTGTCTTCTTGAGCTTGCCTATCTCAGCCTTGCCCTCGGAGAGCATCTCGCAGCCTTTCCTGACAGCTGCAACA